CTGATGGAAATCTCGTAGCTGCTGTTGCTACGCAAAAACTCCAGTAATGGAGCGTGAGAAATGCATAAATAATAAAGCAGTATTACATCATAACCCCTATAGGAGAAGTATCATGAAGTTGATCGTGGCATTGGCATTGAGTCTAGCACTTGGTCAAACTGCCGCTTTCGCACAAGTTGTTTCACCTACTCCTGCTGCTCCCGTTGCAGCAAAGACAGTCGTAAAGGCTGACAAGAAGGCGAAGAAGGCTAAGAAGGCTAAAGCTGTAAAGGCTACACCTGCCGCTGCGCCAACCGCAGCAAAGAAGTAAAAAGAGCCGAGGTGGGTTCGGACGGGGCTTAACGGCCCCGTTTTCATTTGGGGGTGTTATGAGTACAATTTGTGGTACTGGTCATCGACCTGACAAGCTTGGTGGATATGACAATTTCGATTTGGAAAAACTTTGTTGTTTCGCTACATATTGTTTGGTTAAGATGTCTCCTACTAGAGTTATATCTGGAATGGCTTTAGGTTGGGATCAGGCGATTGCCGTCGCAGCATTGAATCTTCAAATTCCATTAACTGCTGCTGTACCATTCAAGGGTCAAGAAAGAACATGGCCGGATCGCATGAAGGAAGCATACCATAGTTATTTGGAAAAGGCTGATGAAGTTGTAATTGTATGTGAAGGTGATTGGCATCCATATAAGATGCAATTACGCAATGAATGGATGGTAGATCATAGTGCATTAGTGTTGGCATTATGGAATGGAAGCAAGGGTGGAACGGCAAATTGCATAAGATATGCCAATAAGGTTAAGAAACCAATTATCAATGTTTGGGAGGATTGGGATGAAATTAACAATCAAAAGAAATAAGTCATCCGCAAAATCAACAATTGGTGAACTGCTTATTGATGGCAAACACTTTAGTTGGACTTTGGAAGATGTTGTCCGGGAACTTCCCGGAGTTCCTGTCGCACAATGGAAGATAAAAGGAAAGACAGCTATTCCTGCCGGTATATACAAGGTCATTCTTTCGATGTCAAATCGCTTCAAGAAGATCATGCCGTTAGTTGTTAACGTGCCGGGATTTGATGGAATCAGAATACATAATGGATCATACGCAGAAGATACTGATGGATGTATCTTGGTTGGCTACGATAAAAGCGAAGATATGGTCATGAAATCAAGGATTGCATTTGGTGATTTGATGCAAATTCTACAGGCTACAGTGGGGAAAAATGAACCTATCACTCTGGAAATAGGGTATTGACAAATAAACCCAAATTTGGTATAATATGCGAATTGGTGAAAGGACTATTCAATGAAAGCAACTATTTGTGTCGGTATTTCTGCATCTGGTAAGACCTTTTGGGCTGAACAAGAACAAAAGCGAAATCCATATATTGATGTTGTGTGCCGTGATTATGTTCGTGAGGAAATGATTCAGGCTAATTTTCCTGCTGAACAATATACTGGTCGTCAAGGTGTGCAGTGGGATTTGTGGAACTGGAAAGATGAACCCCTTGTCACTGAACAATGTGATCTGAAGATTGCGAAAGCGGCTGACTTTGGTCTTGATTTGATCATTGCTGATACCAATCTTGATAAAGTTCGTCGTGATGCGCTCATTGACAAGCTTACTGGTCTTGGTTATCAGGTTGACATTAAGCTTTTTCCTATTTCTCTTGAAGAAGCTTTCAAGCGTGATGCCCGCCGACCGAATGGTGTCGGTATGAAGGTTATCGCTGAACAATACGAACGTTTCCGTAAGGAATTTCCTGATCTAAAGGTTTATGTTCCAAATCCGAGTCTTGTGTCTGCCGTAATGGTTGACCTTGACGGGACTTTGGCTCACACGGTAAATCGAAAGGCATATGATTGGGCGAAGGTCGGTGAGGATAAGGTTGATAACTCAGTACGAGGGTTTGTTTGTGCGATGAACCTAGCTGGAGCAAATATCATTGTTCTATCTGGTCGTGATGGTGTGTGCTACAATGAAAGTAAGGAATGGCTCGAAAAGAACTACATTCCATACGATGAATTGATCATGCGTACCAAGGGCGACATGAGGAAGGATGCAATTGTCAAGAATGAATTGTTTTGGGAGCATGTAGCACCAAGATACAACGTTGTTGGTGTTATTGATGATCGTCCACAAGTCTGTGATATGTGGCGTGAAATCGGCTTGAAGGTGTTTCAAGTCGGCAACCCTTATGTGAGGTTTTAATGATTAATTATATTGGGTGATAAAATGAGAAAGTTAGCTTCTATTCGTAAGATTCTTGAATTGAATCCTATTGAGGGTGCAGACAAGATTGAAGTTGCTACAATCGACGGTTGGCGAGTAGTGGTTAAGAAAGGGGAATTCAAGGTTGGTGATCTTGTAGTCTACTTTGAAATTGATTCTTGGATTCCAATGGAGATTGCTCCATTTCTTGTCAAGGGAACTGTTCCTAGGGAATTCGAAGGTGTTAAGGGTGAGCGGCTACGTACTGTGACGTTGCGTGGGCAAGTCAGTCAGGGATTAGTGCTGCCTATTTCCATTCTTAATGGAACCTTCAATGAAGGTGATGATGTTACCGATGCTCTTGGTATCAAGAAGTATGAAAAGCCACTTCCTGCTCAATTGGCAGGTGTAACTAAGGGCTATTTCCCATCCTTCATTAGAAAGACTGATGAAGAACGTATCCAAAACCTTGTGCGAGAATTTGATTCATTCAGGGGACTCAGATTTGAAGTAACTGAAAAACTTGATGGTAGTTCAATGACAGTTTACCGTGACCATTCTAGTTATATTGGTGTATGCTCCCGTAACCTTGATTTGAAGGAAACTGAAGATAATACATTTTGGTTGGTAGCAAAGGCACAAGGATTGATTGATCTACTCAAAAAACATGGTGCGCCACTAGCACTTCAAGGTGAATTGGTTGGTGAAGGCATTAATGGAAATAGGTTGAATCAAAAGGGTCACAAATTTTATTTGTTCAACATTTGGGACATCTGTAGCCAAAAACCGTGGAGTCTAGTTAACCGCTTGGAATTTGCAACACTTCACAATGTTGAGCATGTTCCTTTTCTTGGGTATCTTGACTTTCAAAGTGCCGAAGAAGTAATTTCCTTCGCAGAAGGAAAGTCAATTATCAATCCTTCATGTGAAAGAGAAGGTATTGTATTCAAGTGCGTCACCAACCCGGAAATTCACTTCAAGGCTATCTCTACACGATACTTATTGAAGTTTGATTAACAGAAAGGTACAAAATGTTTCCCTCACATATTGATTCTTTAGATTCGTTGCGATACAACGACATGATAAAGTTCAAGCGTGAAGGTGTTCGCTTCAATGGTGAGGATTTCATCTTCACCATTGTTTCGTATATGGTTGCTGATGCTGATTTTTGGAAGAACCCATATACCCGTGAATGTCGTGGTATTGTTTTTGATAAGTATGGTAACTGCGTATCTGCGCCATTCCAGAAGTTTTTCAATGTGAATGAGCGTGAAGAAACGCAAGTACATAACTTGCCGGGCGGTCCTGTAATCATCATGGATAAACGTGATGGTTCGATGATTCAACCTGTATTGGTTTCGACTCAGGGTAAATCGCACGTTTTCTTCAAAACGAAGAAGTCATTTTATTCTGATGTTGCATTGGATGCTAATCGTAATGCAAATGACAATGTTATAGCATTGTCGTCGTACTTGCTTAAAACCGATTGGACTCCAATCTTTGAATACACGTCGCCTAACAGCAAAATAGTTATCGATTATGGTGACACTCCACAATTTGTGTTGTTGGCTGTTCGAAACAATTTCGATGGCTCATACATGAATTGGGATGATGTGGTTGGTCTTGCAAAGCGGTTTAGTGTAAAGCCAATCGACGTTATTACCGATATGTCACTGGATGACATTCTCGATCATGGTCGAAATGTTGAAGGTGTTGAAGGTTGGGTAATCTGGTGGCCTGAGAGTAATGTTCGGGTAAAGTTAAAGACCGAATGGTATTTGAAGCGGCACCATGCTGTTACTGAACTTCGTATGCGTGATGTTGCAGAAATGGTTCTCGATGAAAAGATCGATGATCTGAAGTCATTTCTGTTCAGCATTGGTAAGGAAGTTGATCGTGTTGAAGCAATCGAACGTGAAGTGACGCAAGCATTGGCCGGCTATCGTTCGCAAGTCGAAGCGATTGTCGAGAAGTTCAAGCACCTTTCAGTTAAGGATTTCGCAGTTAAGTTCAATGGTCATGCATTGTTTAGCTTGTTGATGCAACAATTCAAGGGTCAAGAACCTAACTATAAGCAATACTGGAAGAAGCATGAACTGCGTCGGTATCCAATTGATACCATTTATGATTTTAGCCATGCGTCAACTCGATTAGAAGTTATGGCTAAATAGGTAATCGGGGTAGGAACAAGCGATGTATCTCGCACCCACTGGCAGGTATATAATCGTGAGCAGTCTTAGATACTAGACTATTCTGATTCATAGCCACACCAATCCCGTTCGTGTGAAAGTTCCTCATGGCGCTTATAGGAACTACTTTGACAACGCATGTCAACCCGGAACCGTTACCGGGTTTTCGAAAGGACTATAATGAAATTACTCCTAATCGTTATAATGATGTTTGGGATATGTTTCAAAGCAGTCGCACCAGTGATTACGTGGAAACCCACTGCCAAAGAAATTTCAGCATGGAAACAACATGTATCAATGCAAAAAAAGGTAGACAAGAAAAACAAGGGTCCAGATGCACACCAATGTTTAGCAAGTGTGATCTGGCATGAAGCTAGAGGCGAAAGTCTTGAAGGACAGAAAGCAGTTGCTTCTGTCGTAATGAATCGCTTGAAAAGTAGACTGTTTCCCAATACAATCTGTGGTATTGTTTTTCAGAAGTCTCAATTTACAGGCTTAACTCAAATTAGATTCAGTAGGGATACAATGAAATTGGCTCGGGATTTTATCAGCGGACGTGAGAAGCCCACAATTAGGGCAACAAATTTTCACCGCTCAGATATGAGACCAAAATGGGCAAATCAAATGGAGTTCATCGCCGCAATTGGAAACCATTCATTTTATCACATTTAAGGATTCACTATGGCATGTCAAGCATTCAGTACTTCCCTCGTTACTGGTTTTTCCGACTTAGAGGATGCCCATGTATCATTTGCAATGAATTTAGGCAACAACTGTGCTATCATGGGAACATTTGCCGGACTTTCTGGAGTGAGTGGTGCCGGGAGCGATATAAAAGCCGCTCTTACAAAGATTAGTGATGGTGTCTCTAGCATAATCTCTACAATCAGAGGATTTGTTGGGTCGATTACCGATGCTGGTCTTACTATGCTTGCATCAATTGTGCAGACAGCTAACAACATGTATACTGCTGTTAATGCAGCTATTGACAAAATGGTTACTGGAATTCAATCGATGATGACGGCAGTTAAGGCCGTCACTTGTGTTGGTGCTGCTGCTTCATTGGCAAAACTACCAACATCGACAATTGCTGCAATGATTGCAAATCCTTCAACTGCTGGTAGTGGTCATGCAATGTCAGCAGCAAAATCCTTAATGAGTGGATTGGGTCCAACAGCACCAATGACTCCAGCAATTATTAAAGGCTTACAAAGCGATGTATTTGGCCGAATTGGTGGAGCAGCACAGTTGAGTGTTATTTCATCTTCAAGTGGTTCCGCTGTTAATTTTGCGGCACAAGTCAATAATATTGGAGCATTCAGGTGTTAATATGAGAGGAGTCGCTAGATTAGGAGATAGAACCTTTGGTACATGTTATCATCCTTCGCATAATCCACCCAAAAAGGTAGGCGGAGAAATCACAACTGCATCAAGTGATGATTTGACAAATAATCGTGGGACTGCTAGACTAGGAGATAGTATATTGTCTGACTGCGGACATCCCTCTGAAATTGTAACAGGATCGTCTAGTGTAATGGTAGACTTCCGTGGTGTTGCAAGAATTGGTGATCTTGGTAGTGGTGTTTACAAGTGCGAAATCATTACTGGGTCGGAAAATCGTTTTGCTTCGTGAAAGGTAAACAAATGGAAATTCGTGTATATAAGACTATGACTGGTGAGGACATCATTGGTCGATTCGTATCAGAAGATGACAAGGCTATCACTTTGGATAATCCTCGCATCTTCATAATTCAGGGAATACAGTCCGGTCAAGCTGCTGGACAGTTGATTCCCTTTTCGTTTTTGGCGGATGACAAGTTAGATCGTATCGAGTTGCATCGTAGCGGCTTGATGGGTCGTATTCTACATCCATCTGAAAATACGGTAAACAAGTACATTCAGGCTACTTCTGGCCTTGTACTTGCTTCTCTTATTCCGGGGGCTAACTGATGCATCAGATAACAGTGGTAACTGCCATGTCTGGTACTTCATCTATTGTTCCGAAACCGGAGGCTGGACTTAAACTTTTTACTAAAAAGGGTTCTGAGTTGTTCAAGCGAAAAGCAAAGTTATTTGAGAATGCCAGAATGAACAATTCAGTTGGATTGTGGCGAAATTGTGTTCATGATGAATTCCTAGAGGTTGAATCTGAAATCAATAGGTTCATTTATGATGATGAAGTAGCCAAGCAATATTCCATGAATGAGAAAGATAGGCGTGGGTGGAACTTATATCATGAACTATTAGATAGGTACAATGTATGCAAATATTTTATAAAGGCAACCACCTAACAACCGTTGAATATGAACTGGAACCATCAGGTGATGTTGTTAAGGTGTTCACTCCCTTTGCAGTGAAGTATATTGATGGTGTGGAATTCGTCGCAATTCTCGATGAACGTAATCCAAAGTATCCAAAATTTGTGTGTAAGGCAAACTTGAAAGCGAAAAAATGAAAATTCGACATGAGACCGTTAATGTTGAAATGATTGAGTTAACAAGAAAACAAAGTCATGAGATTGCTGTTGACTATTTGCAAAGTATGCTAGGATATGGAAACTTTGTTATGGTTAACAGTGAAACTGGCAAGCTTGAAGTATGGGCAAATATAGAAGCGTATCATGGTTCTGATTGGACTGAATATCGTCGTGATGCTACAAGTCAAGACCTTGCGATTTGGAGTGTGCTTAAATACCTAAGGGAAATTAAGGATAAGTATGGCAGCCGATAAATTTATGACACCATACATGTTCACCAAAACGATTCGCAAATTGGCCGAGGAACATGAGGTTAGCTTGATTGATGCAATCATCCATTTTTGTGAATCTAATTCAATTGCTGTAGAAGAAGTTGTTCCCTTAATAAAAGGTGCGCTCAAAGATCAGATCAAACTAGAAGGTATGGAAATCGGACTGTTGAAACAAGAAGGAAAGTTACCAATCGAGGCGTAAATGTTAACTGGATGGGAGTTCTTCAAGATATATCATGCGCTTGATCTGCATTTCCATTCACCACGCTACAATGTGTTTGATTATGGTGGTCGTGTGAATGTTACTATTCAAGCATTTGAAAACAGAAATGATAAAGGTCGATTTGTATATTGGGCGAATAAGTTAATAGGTAGAAAGAAAGCCGGTCAGTTTTGTATAGCCAATTTTGTTCATGGTGATGACAAATGGTTATATCAAGCATTTGATAATGCTAATGGTTCATTCCTTAAATGGACTAGAATTAGGGAAAGTATCACTAAGGTTGTGGCGGACGACGTTTCAAACATCATTGAATTGATGCAAGAGTATCAAAAACCGCTTTCGACGTTGTTTGATCTTACGCCCGGTGGTAATTACCCACCAATTTGGCAGATGTATGTCCGCAAGGTCATCACGCCAGAGACGGCAATAATCATCAATGAAATGGGTCCAGTATATTTTGATACCATGATGGATATTGCCAAGAAAGACCCGTTTGTTGCAGACCAGTTAATGTTCTTAACGAAGTATGCACCATTCGTAAAGTATGATCCATATCGGATTCAACCTTCAATACAGGAGTTAGAGGTTTCAAATGAGCAACAAGCGTAATACCCATCGTCAAGATGAAGAAGTTGATGGTAAGGTTTCGGCGCATGATTTTCGTGCCCGTAAGAATGCAATCAATCGTAAGTTTTTCGATGATAGCCTTCTTGATGACGCAGAGGACTTCGATCCTCAATTAGCAGAAGAAGTAAAATACCTGTTGAGGAAATAACATGTATACTGCCAAACTTGACGGTAATCAGTTATCATACTATGATAGGCTATCAAAGTATTTTATTTATAGTGTTCGCACTGGTTTAGTAAGAGAAGAACGAAATCCCTTGGAATTGCGAATGCCATCAAATGATATTTTGATGACTAAGGATGCTGCCATTAAGAGATTTGGTGCTGGTATTCTTGAAGAGATTTGGTTGAGTGGGTGTAGTTATGTTGGTGATAAATGGACATATTCGTGCTAAATATATGATGATGTTTTGATGAGGAATGTTTGATTATGATTACAATCGTTTAATAACGTTTAACGGAGTTTACAGATGTCGAATTTCAATAAAATTCTCGAAGCAATGAAGGCAATGAAGCAATCTGGTGGTGGTGATCGTCAAGATGACGAAAACTTCTGGAGGGCTGAACTTGACAAGGCTGGCAACGGTTATGCAATTATCCGTTTCCTACCCGGAAAGACCGAAGATGATCTTCCATTTGTCAGGGTCTATGATCACGGGTTTCAAGGTGCATCAGGTCGTTGGTTCATTGAGAAGTGTCCTACCACGATTGGTGGAGAGTGTCCAGTTTGTCAAGCAAACGGTGTTCTTTGGAATTCCGGTATTGAATCAAACAAGGATATTGTTCGCAAGCGCAAGCGTCGGGAGGCATTCATTGCTAACGTGCTAGTAGTCAGTGATCCGAAGAATACGGATAACGAAGGCAAGGTATTCAAATTCAAGTTTGGCAAGAAGATCATGCAGAAGTTGCTTGATACTATGGAACCGCCAGCCGAGTTTGTGGATGAAAAGCCGGTTGACATCTTTGACATGACTGAAGGTGCAAACTTCAAACTCAAGATTCGCAAGGTTGATGGTTTCGCCAACTTTGATAAGTCAGAGTTTGATGTTGTAAGCGCAATTCCTGCGAAGAAGCAAAAGGAAATCCTTGGACAACTTCACGATCTTCAAGGTCATATTGATCCGACCACATTCAAGACGTTTGACGAATTGAATGTTAAGTTCAAGAGGGCCGTTGCTGTCGTGGACGAATCACCTGCCAAGGCTACTGATGATGGGGAATCTCGTCCAGTAAGAACTTCTGGCAAGAAGGTTGATAAGGCACCTGCTGCTGATGAAGATAACATGGATTACTTCCGATCTCTCGCAGAAGAAACAGAAGAATAATAAGCAAAGAAAAAGGGGCTTCGGCCCCTTTTCTCTTATGCGAATCTAAACCTATACAATGGTGATTGCCATAGTTGGCTAGTATCAAATGTTGTCCAAGTGTTACGATCAACATCAGTTGGATCGGCACCACATTCTTCGTAGATTGTTGAAGCTTGTAGCTTCATTTCACCAGATACACTAACGTCCATCTTTCCACTAGCCTTCATTGAAATGTTGCCGCTGGCATCAACCAATAGGTTCTTGCAGATTAATTGCAGGTCTGATCCTGCTGTTAATGTGATCTTTTCTGGTGCAGTCACATTTACCTTTGCGTTGAGCGATTGCACGTTGACGTTTTTAACCGCTGTTACATGCGCTGCTCCTGCTACTTGAATAGCAGCATCCTTTGATACGTGAATTACGCAACATCCATCTATCGACACAAATCCATCATGGTCGATGATTTCGTATCCATTTCCTACAATCCGTCGCACGACAGAACCATTTGGATCAATTTCTTCAAAGGTTCCTGCTTTATGATAATGATGAATTCTTTCTGACGTAGGTGTATCGTCATATTCACGCACATGTCCTGATTCGGTTTCTGTAACGTGATTATACGGGTAGATTGGAAAGTATGGTGCAGGTGGTTGTGTCCAAACACCTAAAGGTGGTCCGCTATTTAGAATGGGTCGTGGTGGCATGCGATTAGCAGCCTTTTTTGCCACAATTGTATCTTCAATATGTTCGGCTCGTGCTAGTTTATTTGTGTCTGGTTGATTTTTTTGGTAGTATCCAGTACGAGGCCACTCGGCATTAGGGTCTGCAAAGGTTGATCCTGCTGGTGGACGTTCTGATGGTTTGCCGCCAACCGTGCCGATCATAATAGGTTGTTGCATGTCTTGTGGATCACGAAACATGATAGCGACCCATGAACCCGCAACCGGGCCTAATGGAGTTTCACCAACACCACTGACCGATGCACTATTGAGAGGCATAATAGGCCACGCCCAAGGCAAATCCTTGGTTGGCAAAGCTACCTTATCTTCTGAGTGTACGCCTACGATACGAACACGACACCGACCCAAATGTTCAGGGTCCATCCGATCTTCAACGACGCCGAAATAGAGCATATTTAACCTTACAATGGGTTCAATGGTTTCAATGTAGACTCACGAATGCACTGGAAACTCATTTTGTGTTGTGATGGTGATAATCTGTGATGAATAGCAGTAATAAGATATGAAGCTGTTGATCTAAGGTCATCGCCTTCAATCAAGTCAGCTTTGCGTTGAGTGTAATTACCAATGTAAATGAGAACCTTGTTGCCGACCGTTAAATCAGTTCGACCCCATACTTCTACATTTAGCTTTTGTGCCTCTAACTTACCAAGCATTGAGAGGCGAGTCTTTTCCATTAAGACTTCCTTATCCTCTGTGATGTCGTTATGACGTTTTGGGTATGTGTTAGCAACTGTAGTATATGCGTCATCAGTGATTTTGAAGAACGGGTCATCGGCCCAAATCAGATCATCAGTATTGATGATTTCGGTTCCAAATACATCATCTTTGCGCCATACTTCAAACGAAAGCTTCTTGTTGAATAGGTCGTGGTTGTAGACCTTTTGACCGTATGCACGATTCATGATCTGTGAAAGCTGATCGCTTGTAGTTACGTATTCAAGCTTATGAATCTTGCGGTATCTGGATTCTAGGTCAACGGCATCTGTTGGAGCATGATCGTACACAAACCCATCGATGGTGATGTTATCATTTTCAGTGAATAGATTGTCATCTTGAAACAGGTGTTCAGTCAATGACAAAAAGTGAATGCCTTTAAAGGTTTCAAAGTAGACCCAATCGTTTGAGCCATACTTGTTTACTGCACGTTGTTCAGCCCATTTGATACACTTGATTGGACTCCATTGTGGAGATACCAATCGCAATACATTGGATGGAGTCTTGAACAGATGCTTTGGTTTATATGCACCCTTGAAGTCACTATCAAGATTGAATGAGTTCCACATTTTATCATGCACGTCAGCAATGATATGGTCTGGTGTTCCAATCAATGAACGGTTTTCTGTAAAGCAAACATCAAAGTAACCATCAAGTGAAACAAAGAACAAGCGATATACCTGCTTGTTACCTTCTACTGAACGTTCGGCAACCTTTACAACTCTAAATGCTTTTTCAAAGGACTCAAGCTTTGGAGTGTTGAACTTAACATAGAGGATTTCTTGACCGATGATAGGAAAGGTGCCAAATACATCTTGTGTATCGATGATGTATGCAGACCCATGCATGGTATGACTAAACATATCTTCGAAGATATGCATTTCGGCAACAAGCGAAAGAATATCTAGTCTAGTTTGTGCAGCATTAGATAGCGCACAGTGATCCCAAATAATGTCACCAGCAGACTGTATATGTTCTTGTAGGTCAGGCATTACGGAATAGTCCTAGCTAATTGATTGTTGAACGCAATCACGTAGTTACGAAGGTTTTCCTTGCGAATCAATCGAATCTCACGTTTCTTCTCATTCAAAATCGATTCGTATTCAAAGTATGTAACTGGGTGTAATGTATCGAACCAATCTAATATTTCAGTTGTGGAGTTGACATAAGCTAACGTCATGGCTTCTAATAGCGACGCAGTTGTGTTTGGACTCATTCCAGACCCGCTATGCCCGCTGAATCCGTCAATGTGAACGTATCCAGAATAACCGGAATAGCCTGATGTACCAGACTGTCCTGAATAGCCAGAATAGCCTGACGTGCCTGATAGTCCAGAATAACCATATGTAAACAATCCTGAATATCCACTAACACCGATTGCATTTGGATCAACTGAATCGCCATTTAAAACATAGTTGCCATTAGCATCTGCCCAATACATGACTTTCAAGTAGTTAGGTTCGTCGCCAGTAAAGCCATATTTGTCCTCGCAAAATGCAGTCAAGTTGTCAGCAGACATACACCAATCATTGAGGTAGTCGAAAATGTTGTTGACGTGCATAATAGTCCAATACAAGCCAACTTGACCATACTGAGCAAATGCAATCGATTCGGGTGTTTCGCCATCCTTAATCTGGTAAGCAAAGGTCATTTGCTTTACCGCTTCAGGACTCATGGCGATTTTAACCCGTGTAGTAACGTCAGTTAAGGTATATGGTAATACAACACCATTTTCGTCGGTTAACGGATAAACGATGCCGGGATAGCCTGTAAAGAGTCCCATTAGAAGCCTCTCGCAATGTCAGCTTTGGTCAATGGCAATACTTCCTTGATCGCAACTGTAAGTGTGTAGTGGGTAGGTGCGCCCGCATTCTTAATGAAAGACCATTGATTGTTCGGTGCGTAGTCAATTTCAACCGATTCGATCACAGATGAACTAATTTTCGGCACCCAACCATTTTGGATAAATGAGTCATTTTCGTCCTTGGTATACATTTCAACGTCAATTTGTTCTGGAAATACCAAGTAATTACCGGAATTATTCTGGTCAACGTAAAAACTAGGGTGAGCATGAAATCGAAATAATGCAATTAATTGCTGCAAGTTGTCCATTTCTTTTTGATTTTTCGGCGCTAAATTCCAAATAAATCGAAATTGCCTACGTGTCATGCCTTGGAAAGCTTGATCCTGATACGAATTACCTACGCTCTTTGTTAATGCACTACCAAGTCCCTCTGTTCCGGTAGCTTTATCGATACCAAAATGCATGAATCCTGTACCCATGTCACGCATTGTATCAACAAGCTTATCACCACCGCTTTTGTCGCTTAACATAATATTTGCTAACATACCTACGGCGCTAGTGACATCAATATCCTGCCATCTTGCATTAGAACTTACCTGAACCGTCGGCATTGGTAACAAAGCTGCTCTATTGATTCTCTTATATTTTCGCATTTTCAACCCAGCCAAATTCAACTTGTCGATTTTATTGATAGCACCAATAATCTTGTCTAACTCACCTTGTTGGTGTAATGCTTGATATGCACGATTCCGTATAGGAACTTCTCCAACAACCGCCCCAACTAAATCATCCCAATTTAGAGGCAATCCAGCAACTGTACCCTTTATCTCAAGATCATCTTCAATAGAATTGAACATAAACAGCATCACATTGCTCATAGTATTCTCAATATCACTAGGATACTTGTACGTGGTGTAGCCACCGTTTGTTGGTGAAGCAAGTGCATCACCAAATTCCGGTGATGGTGGACCAAATCTAAATGCTCCAGTTAGTCCTGTTTGGTCTTTAAACTTAGGCTGAAACTTTGATGCCATTTTCTTTCCAATCGGTTGTTGTTAAATACATACACTAGGTACATTATTTATATGCATTTTCGGAACGAGAAAAATGAAATTCCATCAGGGAAAATTCAAACCAAAGAACCCGTCGAAATATGTGGGTTCAACAAATAATATCGTATATCGCAGTTCTTGGGAACTAAAGCTAATGATATGGTTGGACGAATCACCAAATGTAATAAACTGGGCATCTGAAGAAATGGCAATACCATACATATCGCCATTGGATAATAAGCCGCATAGGTATTTTGTGGATTTCGTAATGAAGTGGAAAGACAAAGATAATCGAATAAGAACAGCATTAGTGGAAGTCAAACCGTGGGTTAAACGAAAGGTGCCGGTGATGCGATCAAGATTGACTAAACGATACTTGAATGAAGCAGCGGAATATGCGGTCAATCAAGCAAAATGGGAAGCAGCAGAAAAGTGGGCGAAGAAGCAAAACTGGGAATTCATCATATTCGATGAATACGATTTAGGTATAGCACTAGGGAAAAGGCCAGAATGAGAGGATCAAAATGAACGAAGTGCAAAAGCAGTTGATTGAAGAAGCAAAAGAGTGGGCATCAGTTTTCTACGATAAGGATGAACCAGAGTTTATTGATGAAGTCGCCAAGTGTGTGATCGAACTAACACTGCAACATGTGAAGTACGTAATTGATCGAAACATAGCGCAAGGTGAGAACGCACCAAGTCTAACAGTGGCGATTGATTCAATCACTAGCAGTCGGGAGGAAGAAGATGAATAGACAGTGCAAAGAGTTGATTGAAGAAGCAAAAGAGTGGGCATCAATCTTCTACGACGAAGATGAACCAGAGTTTTGGGACGTATGTATGAATCATTTGATCGTACTAACGCTGCGCCGAGCGCATCAAGTGATACACTATCGATACATAAAAGATGGAAACACCGCAAACATAGCGGCGGCGCTTGATTCAATCACTACACCCGATGCCGAAGGGGTTGACAAATAATGCTAATTATGCTATACTATGGCGTTACGTGAAGGAGTGTCTATATGAATAAGAAGGAACTGTCGAAGGTTGTGAAGGTTGGTGCGTTTATTTCCGTGAAGTGGAACGATCAACCGGAACCATCAATTGAAGTGGTGATTGAACAACCGGATTGGCGGCAAAAGGGTGATGTTGATATTACCACGTTTGACGGTAAGCGGATCAACCGTGCGGTACATGAACAAATCCTGCGAGCAAGTTGCTCTCTTGAAGAAATCAAGTCGGCGGCAGTGCAATGGGATTTAGAAGCGGGTCAAGTCTAAACAACGAGGTAAACTATGAATACCAATCGATTTTTTGATTTTATGGATAATGCATTTTCGGTAATCATCCCAATCATCTTGGCGGGATTGCTTGTCTTTTTGTGTTATCTACTATACTTGCTGTTCACACGCTCGGGCGAAGTGGACGTCCGCATTGATCCACAAACCAAGTGTGAGTATCTCGTCGGAAGTTCTGGAACACTAACGCCACGTCTAATGATCGATGGCAAACAACGAGGGTGTATCGAATGACACAACCACCAAGCAAACAAGTAAGGTATCTAAGGGAAGCTGCATCGCATCTGTATGATGCGATCTGTGCGATCAAGGATGCAATGGCAGAGAACGTTGAAGGCGAGACACACATCGAGGTTGACCGCATCTATAACAGGCTCGATCAAATCAATGATCTAGTTGACCGCATTGTAGTGCGACATAAAGCGCAAAAGGTGGTCGATGATGGTAAGCCCTGTGACGTTTGATCGCATCAAGGCGGCGAACGTATAAGATGCACTGAAGGAGTGTGAAGCGATGAAGGCGTTCAAGGATTTGACTGAATACATTTCAAAGGTGACTGCATACCTATGGCTAGGTAGTGCAATCGTGTTTGCGGGCGTGATCGCATTCGTACACGAACAACCGTGGCAAGGTGATCGTCAACGTGCGGTCACAAGTGACACCAAGAGGCGACAAGATACGGGAGAACCGAAGTGATCGATGCATTCTTTTTGGGTATGGCACAATTGACAGTAAGCATGCTACTTGCGATTGTTGTAAGCGTTGGTGTAATCAACCTGTACGAGTGGATCAAGCCGCTGATTCGGGCGGGCGTTAAGGCGGTGGAGGACTACACAAGCGGACAAGGCTAACATGCACCCAAATGGTGCATGAAGTGACCGAAGGGCTGGCGAAAAGCCCGAGGAAAAGGCCAAAACCGAGATTAATTAGATTTTTCTCATAGGGAAAAAAAAGGCAAAACTCGAGTTTTTGCACGTTCTGGTACTACCCTACGTGGAAGGTTTGTTAAACCCTCAAAATAATGCAAGTTTGTCTATGACAACTGTACAAAAATTGTACAACTTTAAGGTGATGAATATGAACGAGAAAACGAGTGTAAGACCCAAGTGCGAAGAGTGTGGCGACGAAGATTATGTGATCGAAGTGGAATTCGATTCAGGTGAAGTAATGTACTGGTGTATGAAGTGCCTCCAAAGGGCGGCGGGCGAAGATGAGTGATATGAATATGAACGAAACGAAGGTTACTCCCAAGTGTCAAGAATGTGGCGACGAAGATTATGTGATCGAAGTGTGTCTTGATTCGGACAAAACAGTGTATTGGTGTATGACGTGTCTCCAAGATGCAATAAGCGAAGAAATAATCGAAAGGCTCAAAGGTATTGGTGTACGAAGTGCCTCCAAAGGGCGACCGAAGGGATCAAGGAATGAGGAAGCTAAGGGGGTTGACAAATAATCCGAATTGTGACATAATACTTCATATCGTACAACGAACGAAGGAACTAAGATATGAACGAAGGCAACAGGCGCATTGTTTGTTCGATGGAACAACTGGAACGCACACAAAACTACATTGCGGACAACAACATTTACTTCTTCCATCAACGCAAGGAAGTCGTAAGGCAAAGAGTGTTTGATGCTATCATTGGTTTTATCATTGAAGCGTTGAACAACAAAGAGATCGAGCACATGGGAACGATGGGATTTACGTGTATGTTCGATCAACAAGACGAAGCCTTGCATGTCACGTTTCATGTCGATCCGGCGCTCAACGCTGACGCAGAATTCGATGCATTCGAAAACGTTGATAGCATTCTTCGGCGTGTAAACCCGATGGGCTAACAATGAGTACAATACTGACTACGTTTGACGCATGGGTGGAAGATGCGCTCAATAAGACGGCGAAGGGATATATGACAAAGGTGGATCGTGATACGCTTGATCGCATCATGAGTGAGGCGACGAAGGACAACGAGGAAGGCACTAAGGATGACATGGTGCGAGCGGACGCACAAGCGGTGATTGAAGCGTTCAAGCGAGTGTCCGACATGGTTAACGATGCGAACAAGCTGCTCAAGCTGGCAGTCAACGCACGTCTCGGTGTGGGCATCGAAAACTTCACTGAAGATGAAACTGCTCAGATTGAAGCGTATATTGTGGCAACACTTGCCACTATCGGTTAAAAGGTAATGAACATGAATAAGAAGGCAGAAGCAATCCGGGAACAGGTGGAGAAAATGGATCAGGCGTGTGACAATCTGACAGATGCTCTTGATCTGGTAATGGAAGCACAGGCGCTAATCAATGAAGTGTTCCAGTTCTCTCAAGCGAACCTCAAGGGCCAAGTGGCCGCAAATGCAGAAGAATCCTCTTCCAGCGGCGAAGAACTGCTGTCGTTGGTGGTAGAATGCCAGCGACTGTTTGACTCGCTTGAAGCAAGTCTGGGCCTGATTAAGTAAGCAAAACAAGGACTTACGAAGGGGGTTGACAAATAATCCCCTTTATGGCATAATACTCAAACGATGAACGAACAAGGAACGAAAGTGACGAAGCAACTGATCGAACAAAAGGCACCGAGTGCCGAAGTTAAGACCGAGCAACAACTCATGGATATTGCGGATACTCTTCTGAGTCTCGGTGCCGAAGTTAAGGGTGAAGCTGCGACGGGTTTCGATGCCGTTTGGCACGAAGGATCGTGGCAAGCGCAGCATCAGGCCGAAGCTTCAGTAGTTGACGTGTTCCTCAAGAAGGGTTACGAACTGCTGCCCGTGAACGGCAACCTGACCATGTGTTTCCAAATGCGAAAGGACAACATCAAGGTCGGGTTTACGAAGAATGCGAACGTTGGTCTGTACTTGTGGGCACAAGCGGACTAAGGTGTAATGTGTGCAGGTAGCTTGGGGTTGAAGGCTTGACCCGGCGAAAGCCCCAAGCTGCCCCTATTGACAATCAAGTTAGGTGCAGGTAGCTTGGCATGGCAAGCGGCACATTAAGCTTGAGCGCATCGAGCGAAGCTGACTAGAGCAATCCTGCCCTAACAAGGGTGTAGAGTCTAGGCTTGCAAGGGCAAGAGCGGAATGCGAACAAGTGTGCGACTAGACTTGGTAGCTGAAGGTTCGAAACTTCAAACCCCAAGCTGCACCTATTGACAATAAATAGGAATTAAGGCATAATACAACCATTGAGAAACAACCTGAGTGCTGGCAGGTTAAGTCCAGTTTCCGTTGCGTAGGCGGCATTTGGCGGAAGGCAAGCCATAACTGATGAGGGTGTGCTTTTAGCGGTTACTTCACACTGACGAAGAACATACGCACTAAGGATCGGCAAGGGCGAATGCCCGAACGTAGTTGATGATAAAAAGTAGTCTAGGGAAGTAAATAAAAAAGAGTTATGAATAGGGCTAGGTCGTGGTTCTCCTGCAAGAGAATCAAGGCTGAAGTGGTTTGCAGACCCGGCGGACGAATGGGGCCGTTCTCTAGGTGAGGCTGGATGGGAGCGAAAGCGTGGAACATCTGGTAACTCACAACTGACCCACACAATCGCAAGCTGTGCGAGGAAGGGCAAGAAAGGGTGCAGGCGCTTTATCGCCAGCACCCTTTTTTGTTGCCTAAAATCAGGTACTTGCGAGGGGGTTGACAAATAATCCGAATTAAGGCATAATACTCCCATATTGATTCACGTTGAAGTAGGCATCAAGGCGAAGGCCAAGATGAGTGTGTCACTGCCACACCCTATTGATTCAATATAGGCGAACCTTCGTGAATCTCTTATGTTCTGTAATAAGGTGCAACATGCGTAACTATCTAGTAAAATTTGTCGTCAAGCGCAAGGCGGGCGCACATGGTAAGACCCGCAAGGCGCAACGTCGGGCGGCGAAGGTTCAACTTCAAAAGGATCAACATGAATAAGCGTAATTTGGTTGTGTACGAACTTGTCGGTTACGATGATTTTGACGAAGAAGTAAATTTTGGTTTGTACGCAACTGCGACCCTCGCCGCTGAACAAGCGAAGTTCGAGAGTGATAGGAACCATCTTGGCTTTCATATTTTCCCTCGTATTGTGAATTGCCTGTAAGGGGTTGACAAATAATCCCCACGGTGGTATAATACATTCACAGTCAAAAAGGAGCAACAAATGCGTAAGCGCAAGGAAAAGACGTTGAATTTGGCAGTGGGTAAGGGGCTTCGTGGTATGAAGATGGCGATGAAGCGTCCGAGCAAGTGTGTGGAATACGAAGTGGTCAATGGTGCGTTTCGTGAAGAAGGCACTGGTCGTTTCCTCCCGATTCACAAGGCATTGGGGTTTTAATCATGAAAGCAGCGGAATTTACTGCGAACTTCGATCATTTGCGTCAAGTACAACCGGCGCTGGAGTTTGAAGTGATGCGACTCCCGGAATTCGTCCGGGACCGTGAACTGGTCGAACTGGTGAAACGTGCCGCACCCAAGCGGCTTAAGGTGGGTGATCGCATGATCACTCGCCAACTGAAACCGGCGAACGATGGTTTCGTGAAGATGACAAGCAAGCGCACGGGCAAGGAATACAACCTTAGTGCATGGGCTGTCAAGTTCATCAAGATGACAAAGGTGGCCGTTTGAACAAGGCGAAGATACTTAAAGGGCAACTAGACCGAGCGAAGCGGGCACTGCGAATAGCACAAGCGGGCAAGCGAAAGCCGCTAGGATTGTTCGAAGTCCTCGGCGCTAAACGAAGGGTGAATGCAATCAAGCGGCGAATCGGCTGGTAAAACAAGGACTTACAAAGGGGATTGACAACAATCCCCTTTTTGCTTTATAATGCACTCACACTAACACAAGGACATAGCGATGTTCACAAACGAACTGAAAAAGGGCGATCAAGTCATTCTCAGTAATGGTTGGACAGCAGAAATTTTCGACAACGCCCGAGGCAATACCCGAATCGCAAAAGTGTACGGGTTCGAGACTGAGATTGGATCGGTCTACTCGCACGACATTGCGTGGTGCGTGAAAGATGGACAGACTATCAAGGTTGAACACACCCCCGCACAAATCAAGCTTCGCAAGCAAGTGCGAGCGATGGGCATGTAAAGGGTAGCTGGATCAATCCTACCAGCAAGGGCCGCATGCGGCCCTTTTTATTGCCTAAAATCAGGCACTTACGAGGGGGTTGACAAATAATCGAATAGGTGCTATAATGCACCCATTCAATCGTAAAGGATCAATCAAGCATGCTTAACTCTCGGGAATACACAAATTATTGGGATTGGCAACGTGATGTTGCCAACGTGATGAACCCTCGGGAGCAATCCGTTAAGTCGGGCGAGGGTGACTCGGTTTTGATTGTTGATAGTCGAGGCGAGACGCTCGCATACTTCGATCACGAATCGGAGTTCGGTGCGATCACTTATGAACTGCTGGGTTAATCATGGTCAAGCTTGAACACAATGACCCAGCCGTTCGGGAGAAGTGGTTTCAATCAAAGATTGCTGCACTGAATAAGCAGGTGCAAGAGCAGGGCGAATATCACTATCTGTACTCGATAAAGGCTGACGTGCTGGAAACTTTCGCACGGGCCGTGCTGGTTGCACAAGTGCAACCGGAATTGAGTGATGCGGATTTCCGTGCGCTTGTACGGAATCGGGCACCGGATTACTTCAGCAAAATGCTCGGGTTTGCCGACGAAAGCAACGCAGTCGCTTGACAATAAATCGGGCGACTGCTATAATGCACTCACACTAACACAGGGACATAAGCAATGTTCATTTATCTGCTGATTGGCAAGTGCGATGCGCCTGAAAGTAAGGAATTTTTCGTGCTACCGTGCGAATCGTATGCGGTTGCGGAACATTACCGCAAGGCCAACGAAGAGGCGTACACGTACATGGGCAAGTGTGAATGGACGTTTACCATTGAGCGGGCGAGCGTGTGTGAGGCTATTGACATTTAATCGGGACGAGGCTATAATAGCCTCACACTAACACAAGGACATTGAAATGATTGAACTGATGGTCAGCTACAACGGTTACTCTGTGGAGAAGGATCGCAACGATGAATAAATCAACACAGCAATTCGTCCGAGGCGTCGCTACGGTTGTGCGCCAATGGGCCGAGGCTCATTGGCGCAGGTATGGAGCATGGTCGGACATGTGCTGCATGTGTGCCGTGTGTGCATACAAATTGCAGTCAATGTTACAGGCGGCGGGTGTGCCCGATGTTGTTGTCAATATCAACAGTGGACATGCGTTTTGTGTCGTGCAAGGTTATGTAGTTGACGTGACCGCTACCCAATTCGGGTATGAGAAAATTCTCTTTCGTAAATGGGATGGTTTGATGGGCGACGATAGCGCATTTAAATTGGGTTTCATCGCCACGACTCCACGCAAATTGATTGCATATCAACGTCGTGCAGCATGGCCCATCGAGCAACAATACCGTCGGGCATTGGAATAGACGTTGTAAATCAGACACTTACAGAGGGGGTTGACAAATAATCCCCTCTGTGGCATAATGCTTCCATGACATACACATTAGTAGTTGCCGATGATTGGCAAGGTTTTTACATCGACGGTCAATTGGTAGCAGAGGATCATAGATTCTCGCCATCAAGAATAATGGAATTGATCGGTATCAATCTCACGAGAATCGATGCATATGATTCCGATCAATTGTCAGAGTATATTGATTATCATGGGGCAATGCCTGATAATCTCAATGAAATCAGTGATTTACCGAGGGGTTGACAAATAATCCCCTCTGTGGCATAATGCTTCCATCGTATCCAATCAACCGGACAAACAAATGAAGCTTCTCTCTACTGGCAATCCGAAAACGGTTAAGGGCATGGTGCGTGGTTTCAATACCTACATTCTGCACCTTGCGCCGTCTACGCTGTCGGGCTATCAAACGTGCCCGAAAGCGACTCCGGGTTGCGCTGCTGCGTGTCTGAATATTGCCGGACGTGGCGGTATGTTCAAGCGTGGTGAAAACACTAATGCGATTCAAGAGGCTCGCATCCGCAAGACTCGCATGTTTTTCGAACAACGTGCGTTGTTTCTTTCGCAATTGGTTCAGGATGTGGAATTGGCGCTGCGCCAATCTGCCAAGCTTGGTCTGACTCCGGTTTTTCGTCTAAACGGCACGTCAGACATTGCATTTGAAAAGATTCGGGTTTATCGCAATGGCGTGGAGTTTCGCAACATCATGACGGCGTTTCCCGATGTGCAATTCTACGATTATACGAAGATTGCCGGTCGCAATGTGCCGCTTAACTACCATCTGACTTTTTCTGCCGCCGACGGTAATGACGTTGACGTTACGAATGCGATCAACAACAGCATGTCGGTCGCCGTGGTTTTCGGCAATGGTCTGCCGCAATCGTATAATGGTCTGCTGGTTATCGATGGGGACGAATCGGATTTGCGTTTCCTTGATCCTCGGCCCGTTATCGTCGGACTGAAAGCAAAGGGCAAGGCGAAAAAAGATCAAACGGGATTCGTGAAGTTTCCCGTTGCGGTAGTGACCGCTTGACAATAAATCCCGATGGTGCTAGTATAGCACCATCGTAAACAAGGATCATTCAAATGAAAAAGTACGAAACCGACGTGCTGAATATTTTGTCCCGTGCCGAGCGTGGCATTCTGGAATGTCAATTGCTGATGAACGTGGCAATTGATGAGATGGATAAGATTCCCGGCCCGTTGAGTGATGAATTTGTGGCAAAGTATATCGAATGCGTCCTTCGCATCCACTCTTCTGCTAAAACGATTGTCTAGAACAAAACGTAGTCGGTCAGATTGACAATCGCCGAATCGGCATTAGCCCAGCGCAACGCTGGGTTTTTTTTGTCTATAATCAGGCACTTACAGAGGGGTTGACAAATAATCGAGACTAGGGCATAATGCAATCATCGTAAACGTAAACGAACAAGGGGTAAACGAATGAGCAAGTTAACTCAAGCGCAAGCGATTGATCTGGCAGCGTACATGCTGCGAGTGATCGCAAATGGTGGAAGCTTCGACTTCGTTGACTACTACCAATTCCTTCACGCAATCGAGGAAACAAAACAATAAGGTCGCCGGAAAACCTACCGGCAAGAGAAGGGGCCAATGGCCCCTTTATTTTTGTTTACAATCAATGACTTACAGAGGGGTTGACAAATAATGCTCCCTCTGGCATAATGCTTCCATCGTATCCAAATAACCATAGGAACAAACGTGCGTACCGTTTCGAATTATTGTTCATGCACCGAGTGTAGGATTGAGCGGGGCGAGATATATGATTGGCGAGATGATCGGTCTTACGACTCGGCACGTCGTGGCGGGCGGGAATTCCTCTGGGATGGTATCGAACACTTCAACGTCCCGCTGGAAAAGTACGGTGCTGACGCTATCCATTCAACGATTCGAAAACTCAAATTCAAACGACTTGGTAGTGGTGTGTTCGGGACTGCGTATCTGAACAAATCCAACAACCTTGTATACAAGGTCGGTGGAGCGGATGAGAATGATGGATACCTGAATTGGGTTTATGCTGTCTTTTCCGATCCGAAATCGAAATCCAATCCGTTTCTGCCGATCATTCATTCCATCAGTATCGTTCACGGCCAGCGTGAGTCGGGATACGTAGTCGTGATGGAACGGCTCGCTGAATTTCCCGACTATGATCCGATGGACGTTATCGGGCATATCGATAGCGAGGTTGATCGGGTTCGCCGTAATCGCAAGCCTCGCAAGCCAAAAGTGCGGGCTGTTGCACCGATGAAACTCGGTTTTATGGGAGTGCAGGATGTAGTTGCCCCACAGAATAAGAAAATCAAGGCTGTGATTGAGAAGTCAATGCAGCAGCACAAAAAAGCGTTCGATGCGGCAGTACAATTGATTGTCTCGGTTATCAAGCGGACCCGGCGAGGCAATGACATTCATGGGGGCAACGTGATGATGCGGGCCGATGGTCAACTGGTCATTACTGATCCGGTAGCATAATCTGACAGCTGGCAGGGTGTGACCCTGCCCTTTTCTTTTGTAGATCAATCACTTACGGAGGGGTTGACAAATAATCGAATATCCGGCATAATGCAAACATCGTAATTCAACATCAATCCGAAACATCATGGCAATTTCCGCCGCCCTTGAATCGCTGATCGAAAAGTGTACGTCGGTACACCGTGTCCATTTGCCTTGCCACGTAAACACCGATTTCTACGAGTATTACATGGGCCAAATGAAAAAGAGCAAATTCAAAATGCTCGGAAACGGTTGCTTCGGTTCAGCATGGGCCAAAAAAGATAGCAACGTGGTTTTCAAGATCGGCAACGCTCGGGCGACCGATGGCTACTTCAATTGGATCGTGGAAGTGTATTCTACCGGCACGGCGAAGTGTAATCCCATGCTGCCTCGCATCCATGAAATTCGGGTTGTTGAGTTTGTGGATGATACCGGATCGGTGCGAGGTTATGTGTATATCGCCGTGATGGAACGGTTGGAGTCGCTTGTGGGTTATGGCAACTACTGGGATTCTCGCAAGCCTCAGCACCCTCTGTATACTCATTTTTTGCGTGTCCAGCGGGCGATGCTGGACTTGTTCAATTATGGTGCCTACGGTACTAGTTATACGCCGTCGGCAAGTGAACTTGAGATGATGCAATTGGTTATCAAGATTGCCGGTGTTACGGGTCGCCATCTCGACTTTCACGATGGTAATGTGATGGTTCGCCGTGGCAATCAATTGGTCGTGACTGACCCGCTGGGATTCTAGGGGTTGACAAATAATCGCCCTTGTGCGATAATGCAATCATCGTAAATCAATCGGAGTACAAAAAATGTTTGTTCGGACATTCATGATGCGGGAAACGGGTGAATTGTTCATCGTGCTGTGCGGGTGTCTGTCGATGATGCAATCGATGGTCGATACGGTCGAGAATGTCCTCGGCCCGTTCGACAACACGGCAGCGCCGACGGTGGAAGTTTCCCTTGACTTCGCAACGTACATTCGGGACGCTCGGCCCGCTCGTGAGGCGGAACTTGCCTCGCAATTGGGCGAATGGGTATACGATCAGTCCTGATCGGACCACTTGACAAATAATCGCCCTTGTGCGATAATGCAATCATCGTAAATCAACCGGAGCAACAAATGGGCAAATGCGTACTTGGCACCATCGTCGTCGATGGTGATGGCATGGAGTGGGAAATCCTTGCCGAGGGATCGGATCATCGTGGAGAATTCTACGGGTTGTATTCCGATGAACTGGGCCGGTACAAACGAGTGCTGGCGGAATCGCTGCTGGTGAATTACGAGGTAGTGATGGATGCGGGCGACGGCGAGTTCGATCCGTTCAACTCGGATGCCGAGGCCGATGCCGACGTGCTGGCGAGTGCAGGATGGGGCACCGACGAGGATTACGGTTATTATGGCGATGACTTTTAATCGATAGGGGGTCGCAATGAAGGCAACAACCTTGGCAATCGTGCTGATCATCTTGCTGATCGCAATCGGCCCGATTGCCACAATTTGGGCGCTAAATACGCTGTTTCCAATGCTGGCAATTCCGTACAACATCGGGACATGGGCGGCAGCGTTAGTTCTTGGTGGTGCGATTACTTGCACTCGCAAGTAATTACGCTAGTGTAGGCTAATCATTAGCAAATTAAGATAGGCGCACGGAGGTGAGCCACCGATGGGCTAATGTAACTTTTTCAGTTTAGTTAATCTTAGAGAGTCGTTGAGGCCCGCAGTGCACTGCGGGCCTCTTGCTTTTGTGGGGTTGACAAATAATCGCCCTTGTGCGATAATGCAATCATCGTAAATCAATCGGAATCGTAAATGAAGCCCTATCGTACATACACCGAGGTAGTCGCCCGTGCAGCTCGGCAAATGTTTTCCTCTTACATGTCTGGGTCGAATGATTTGGGCATTGACGATTCCGGCCTGATTGCATGGGCCTATGATGTCCCGTCCGACAAGTTCGAATCGGATGTTGATCTCGAATATCGGCGGATCAGAAACGATTACTATGCGAGCAAGCGTGTCGCACTAGGGGTTGACAAATAATCGCCCTTGTGCGATGATGCAATCATCGTAAATCAACCGGAGTGATCAAATGAACTTCTCAATCATGATCCTGATCCTGCTAGTCGTGATCGCACCGTTCGCTACGCTGGCGGCAATGTCGTGCTGGCAATTCCGTAGGCAATTCCGTTCGGCTCCGGTTCGTCGGAATCGGAAGTGAGCCACCGATAGGCTTGACAAATAATCGCCTTTATGCGATAATGCAATCATCGTAATTCAATCACTAGGTAAATCATGACTTCCCCCATTCTGACTACTGCCGCCCGACTGGACTTCGATAATCGCCATCCCTTTGAGGCGGCGAATAGTGAGTACCTGTCGGCCTTGGCCGTGTGTGACTCGGATGCGAGCATGCACGTTTGCCTTTTCTGGTCATTGGTCGGGCATACTCTGTTGTCGATGAAGCTCGACCGGGTGCTGGCGAATCAAATCGGTGACATTCAGTTCGAATTGTTCGGAGGTCGATATGCGTAGTCTCAATGAGGCTCGTGCGGCAAAGGCTGCGCTTAAGAAAGCGCAACGTTCATTGGAACGTCAGATGGGCGAATTGGCACGTCAGATGATTGCCGTTGACGTTGAAATTCGCAGCATGTGTCCGCACGATAACGTCAGAATCGTTCACAATGAATATCACGATGCCGGCAGAATGCGGTATCCGATCCGCATTGAGGAACGTGTGTGCGAGGATTGCGGCAAACAATGGAGAAGATAATGGAAAAAAGGCTCGGTAAGATTTCAGGAGTAAAGTTTGGTTATGTTGGTTATCAAGATTGCCAATTTGGTTTGAGTCTTGAATTTTCTGCTGATGGTTGGGGAGTTGGAACTACTATTTCTGAAGGCTGGTCACTTGATATTAAGTGTGACAAACATTGCAAGTGGACCGAAGCTGATCGTGATGCAGGATTCGCCAAGACTATGCGTAAGGTGAATCAAATCATGCAGGATGCCAAGGTTTGTGATGTGACACAACTCAAGGGTATTCCTGTTGAAATCACATTTGATAATAATATGCTTGTAGATTGGCGTGTTCTTAAGGAAGTTTTGTAATGGATCAAACTGCAATTGACAGAATTAGAAAATTCTTTCCTGAACAGCTTGCAAATGAAATTTGCAGTGTTCAACCAATGTCTGAACAAATCATGGTAGACTTACTCAAAACCTGATTGAACAACCCTCTGGAGAGTGGAAGTGAGAAAGCTGTATTTACTGGTGCAGGATTGTGGCGACGGGTCGTATGCGATTCAATACACATTCAACGAGGATTGGATCAAAAAGCAAGAAGCACGATATGACAGGGGCGAAATATACGGGCCTGATTACTGCGGTTGCGACGGCGATGGATTCCATTACGATGTTTTGAATGTGCCCGACGAATGCACATACGAGTCCCTCGGTATCTACTGGCCCGCTGACGATGGCGATGACGATGGCGATGACGATTGATGACCCTATCCGAGAAGTTGGCATGGCAACGAATGAAGCGAGAGAATGACGTAGCGCACTGACATCAATTCGATCAAAATTCCACCCTTTCTCCCTCTGGGAGCGAGGGTGTTGACATTTATTCCGCCTTGTGCTATAATGCACACATACACTGACAAAGGGCAATCATGTATACCTACTGCGACCATCTCGTTTCTGACTTGCACAAGGATGCATTCGGTTTTCGCCCGTCGGATGACTGGCGGCAATGGTGGTCAAGCGCATCGCCTGATGACAAGCAAGCGGAGTGGGATTCGCTGTTGGGTTCACTCGCCCGCACGGTGCGGATCGAGTCTGAGCGTGAGCAAGAGGGCATCCGTTGTTTCGAGGCGAGCGTCGCTTCGGTAATGGATGTTTGCCACTGCGACCGTGCGGCTGCCGTGCTGTATCTGATGGATGCCGATGGCACCGATGATGTCGGTTATTTCGAATATCTCAACAATCTGCCTTACGGCTATATCAACTCGGTGCGGTAAATACAGGAGAAAATCATGACGTTGACCGAACTTCGCACGATGCTCGATTCTGGTACGTTCCATCATGCCACGTATCGGGACATCGGTAAACTGTGGGAAGGGTTGTTTATCTACGCCATTGCCGAGGATGACCTGTGGATCGGATACAGGCTCGCCGGATCGTTCGGCAAGGATGACCCTGATCTGGCCGCTGCCGAGGATATGGTCAGGCATACCGGCATTTCGGTCGGCGCTTTTGGGCAGGGTTGATCATGAAATACGAACTGACTGACAACAGAAGCGAGCAGGGTCTTTGTCGTATCCGTGCCTTGAAGGATATTCCTTCAATTGGAGTGCGGGCAGGAGACCTCGGTGGATGGGTTGAGACCGAGAAAAATCTCTCGCAAGAGGGAGAATGCTGGGTCTCTGGCGACGCAGGGGTCTCCGGTAACGCACGGATTTACGGCGATGCATGGGTCTACGGCAGCGCATGGGTCTACGGCAACGCACAGGTCTCTGGCGACGCACGAATCTCCGGCAGCGCATGGGTCTCTGGCGACGCACGAATCTCCGGCCACGCACGGATCAAATAACCCATCATATACGGTAAATACAAGAGAAAATCATGAAACGAATCAAAGAATTTTTTGCGGACTGGTTGAGTCGTGTACCCATGACAATCTGGAGGTTGTATCCACTGCGGTTGAAGGTATGGTGTTTTCTCAATGATCGGACGGAGTGTTAACATGAAACGAACCTTTCCTCTCGGTTGTTACATTGGCGAATTTCGTCGCCCTTCGGAACCCGGACGGGACGAAGTTTATGCTACCCTGCGGCATCCTGATGGGTCGCTAATGATTAGTTCAACGCTCGATTACATCGTGTCGCAATTGCAGGTTGGCGAGTTCGTTCCCGTGGCGGATTACAGGAGCGGGTTTCACGCTTGATCGCATCACGCACTCTGACCATTCGGGCCGATTCGTCGGCCCTTACCTTTTGCGATCTTTAATCGCATACTATTCGATCACTTGCAGTGCAAAGCGTATTTGGCGAGCAGCTAATTTTGTTTTTTTCTTTGTACTTTTCGTGCGCTGCGATCTTGGTGGCGCTTGTAAAAATTGGAGTGTCTTATGGACTTTGATTGGATTCACCTTCTATTCGTCCCGCTATGTGTTGTATTGGGCGCTGGTTGCTTCACATGGATCATGCGGGATATAACGATACTCAGTTATCGTGAGCCGGGATGGGCAGCGGTTATCGCAGCAACGTCTGTTGTAGTTTCGATTGCTCTTGCTGCATCTGTTTTCTTTCTACTTACTTCTTTGCTGGAGGCGTTTTGATGATTCGTTCTTTTCTCTGTGCCGCTTTGATGGCACTTTCCGGCGCTTGTAGTGCGTTCAATCCGCATTTGGTTGGAGTCAATACTTACGAAGTGGAGTTTCAAAATGTTACGTATGTTAAGAGCCTCACTGATGGTGCTTTTGGCATTCCTTTTCCGAAAGCGTTTGACCGCACTATCCTCACGGCACTGGTTGGCGTCAGTTATAGTAATACTGTGCAAGTCAGCATCTACGCCAAAGATTCGCAGGTGATCGCACAATGCTTTCAGCAAGCGCAGTCTGCAATGATCGGTAAAATGCGATTTGCTGTGTTCTTTTCTCCGGCGATGATCGTAGATCAGTCGGGACAATCTTCAATCACGCTGTCCGATATTATCGGCTGCGAACTTACTAGGTGATGAAATGGACTTTACGGTAATTTTGTTGATCGTAGCATTGTACTTGTCAGGCGTTGCTGGTTATATCTACTGGTGGATAAGGGATTATGATCTATTTCTGTTTGATCTTTTCATAGGGTTGTATGCTGGTTTGATCGGCCCGCTGACTTGGGTCGTCGGATACATGATTCATAGTACTTGGGATACTGATGATGCGAAACCTTTGATTAGAAAGCGGTCACAATGATGTCAAAGCTAAGAAATGAATTGATCTATTACAGCATTGGCGGTGCGCTGACATTTATCTACGCTCTTGCGTGGTCTGCACTGATCGGCTTTGCTGTATGCTTTGTCGCAAGCTTTGTCGGTTATATCGCCGGTTTGTTTGTGGGATTTGTGCTTGGATTATGCGGGGCGATATTGATGGCCGTTGGTTGGACATCATATTTCGATTTTGTTGATCGCATTATGCGAGATGGTAAACAATCATGATGTACGTCGTCTACAATGTTCACTCTACGGTAATCGTTAAGGGTGCAAAGGGTAAGGAATGCTACAAGACTCTCGGTGCTGCGAAAGCAGCGTTGACTCGCCATCTGACGAATCTTGAGTATCAGTGTCGTGCATCCGGTGTTGCAATGCCCGATCCTGCGGATTATGCGATTGCCGACGCTCGTACTTTCTACAAGGAAATCGAGAAGGAACTGGACAAGAAAACGATCTTTGGTGATCCGATCAAAGTCAAGGCTAATACGCCTCGTTGTTGTGATCCTTCTACTGAACTGTATTGGAGTATGTAATGGCTCTCGATTTTAAGAAGCTTTCCAAGCAAGAATTGATTGTTCTTCTCATGCAAGAAAGAGAGAAGGCAAAAAAGTTGCGGGCTAGGGTGCGAGTATTGACCGATGAAAACAATAATCTCGGCGCTCGGGAAGTACAACGGTATTATGAAGAGGAATTGAAAAGATTGGAGTGGAAATGAAAACTCGTAAGGTTGTAATCAATGCTTGTTATGGTGGTTTTTCTCTGTCTGAGAAAGCGGCAAAACTTTACAAACAAAAGTTGGTTGATGCCGGGTTGCCGGTTCCTGAGTATTCTTGGTATTGGAAGCGGGATGATCCGCTGCTTGTTGAAATTGTGGAAACACTTGGTGAGGAAGCAAACGGTCGGGCTGCGGAATTGCGGATTGTTGAAATCCCTGCTGATGTTAAATGGCAGATCGATGAATATGGTGGTAACGAATGGGTTGCTGAAAAGCACCGTACTTGGGGAGCGGAGGAGTAAACATGTGTAGAGGTACATTGTTTCACGATTGGTCTGATTGGTCACTTCATGCAGAAAACGATGTTTTGCGTGAGAATGAGAACAATAAACATAATCCTACAGTCATTGGGAGATTATTCCTACAAAAACGGAAGTGCAAGCGTTGTAAGTTGCTTGATTTTAGAAGTACTAAAGTGATTGTTTTCTAGACAGTAGTCATCTTGCCAACACTGCTACCTTGGATTAATAATGAACTCAATACTTTTGCTGTTTCTTCTGTTCTTCACGAAACACTTCATCGTTGACTTCCTGATGCAGGGACCATACCAGTACAAGAATAAGGGCACCTACGGTCATCCCGGTGGTGTCCTTCACGCTTTTCTGCATGGTCTTGGTACGTTGATCGTATTCTTCTTCGCACCGATTGTGTCTTTTGGCACAGCAGTACTTTTCTCCATTCTGGATGGTATGATTCACTATCATGTTGATTGGGCCAAGCTAAATATCAATAGAAAGCTGAATTGGGGTCCAACTACCAGTGAACAATTCTGGTGGTTGTTGGGATTCGATCAATATCTGCACATGCTAACCTATCTTGGGTTGATTGTGCTTGCATTAGGGAGTAAGTAAAATGCTTGTAGACGTAACGTTTTGGTTTTGGTATTTTGGTGTATTGATGGCAACTGCACTCATTGTTGCATCAACAAAACTCAGTGAAGATCGAAAGATCGCTTTGATCTATGGATCGTTCATGTTTGCAGTGTTTACCTTGCCGGGATTTGTTGGTACAATCGTTTCTCTCGTTACCCATGATTTTTTCAGTGCTATGTTGCTTGGTGGTTGGGGTTTGCTGATTGCAACTCCGGTCGGATATTCTTTGTGTAAGATGCTATGGAATCGAAACAAATGAAACTTGTGAAAAAGAATGATATTGTCGTAACCCGTTTGGAAACGAACAAAGGCGTGTTTCTGTACTATCATAGTGATAATAGGGTAGAAGCATATAATCCAGAGATGGATGATTTTCTTCAAATTGACAACGATGAAGTAGCGGAGCAAGTTAGAGAGTTGTCTACTACCGCATAGGTAAAAGATGAATAAGAATAATACTTACACTGGAACTAATGGTTGTTATGTTTATCGAAATGTAATTCCAACTATTGGATTCCTTTGGTTGATTCGTTACTTGACTAGGTGGTTGAATTTGCCACCACTCAGTAGTAATGAATACGAACCACATTTAACTGTAATGTATTCACCGAAGGTTCCTAACGAAACTCCTGTTCTTGACAATAACAATGTCATTGTTAGACCATCCGGCCTTACTTTTTTCAAGAGCAAAACTGGAAAGGATGTTTTGGTATTGCTCCTAGAGCGCCCGGAAAACTGGCACATCTATGAACGAGAACAACTTATAAAGTTGACTGGTTGTGAACCTACGTTTCCGAAATATCGCCCACATATTACGTTGTGCGATAACTATCCAGACAAAAGTAAAATTGAACCACTATTTGATGAAGTAAACAGAATATTTTCCATCACCTATGATGTATTGTTAGGCGGCGAAAAAATGCAAGACATAGAATAAGGAGATACCAATGGAGTTTGTAATTCCGATCAGCCTTGGGGATATTGTTGCCAGTATCATTCTTACATCGATCATTTTATATGTCATGTTGTCGGTATTCATTTCATGGGCAAATACGTGGTTTTGCAAACATGAAGAAGTCCGTGAAACAATGTCGTGTGATGCTATCTGTATAAAATGTGGAAAGAATCTTGGGTTCATTGGGGTATGGAGAGAACAACATGGAGTGAAGAAACCGGGTGTTACGGTTATAGAGAAAACTTGGAAATTAGATAATGGAGAAGATAATGACACCGACGAAAGAAAGACTGATTAACGGCAAAACGCCATACGATCAATTTACTACGGTTACGTACAGTGGAAAAACACTTCTAGGAAAACATTCACGGGATGAAACTGGAACGTGGATGATTTATGGAGAGGATGATAATCCTGATTTTGCTGGTCATCACCATGAACCACTTCTCGGCCACGTAACCGGCAAACTTGATGATGTTATCAGGCATGCAGTTTCTCTTGATCGTTTTTGGACTTGGGGTGGTGGTGGACGCATTGAGAAAATTGAAATATTTCAAGTCGATGATAGTTCAATCCTAAAAATCAAGGAACTGAAACGTGAGTTGACTGATCTTGAAACCCAAGTAAAGCGGGTAAAAGATGAATTGAAAAAGTATGGAGTAAAATCCTACACAAACTAATTTCAAATCCTAAATTTTTCCTTATGGGCCAGAAATGGCCCATTTTTTTCGTCCAAAATTCCCCAAAAATAGCGTTTTAAGAAGCATAAATAGATTATGACTCAACAGAAAATCCATTATGCCTATCAAGCCTTTATCTATTGCTGAAACGATTCGTCAAGATCGTCAATACTCACCACGGAGGTCTGCTCAGTGGTTCAGGACAAAAGTCCAAGAATTGATCGGTTCTGCACAAATCAACTATCGTTCATTATTGAATGACAAGAAAGCTACTTTGAGTACTGATGTAATGCCCGGTCACATGTATGCATTCATGTATGATCCATTGACTAAAGAGAAGTTGCCATACTATGACAAGTTCCCGTTGGTTCTCCCATTCAACATGGATGGTTACAGTTTCATTGGTTTGAATCTTCATTACCTAAGTTATACCATGCGATTAAACTTACTCGATAAGTTAATGGCTTTTGCTGTTACTACAAAAGGTGATGGAAACGTTCAGTACCTTCGTTTTTCATGGGAAATGATTGGACATGTATCTCGATTGCGTGAAGTTCAACCTTGTGTGAAGCGGTATCTATTCAGTCATGTTAGAAGTAAGTTCGTTCACATTCCGTCTATTGATTGGCCGGTGGTTACGATGTTACCATTGGAAGGATTCCAGAAAGCAACATCATCAGCCGTTTGGCGAGATTCAACAAGGAAAGTAAGATAACATGCCGCTATCAGGTCCATCTAATAATTCCCAACCAACTTCATCGTTGGGTAAATTTACTGAGGCTATCAATAAGAAGTACAGGGCACAGTTTGATACCAGATATGAGGTATTCTTTCACCCACCAACAGTTCTTCCTCAAGAACACATTAATATGGTTGAATTATACTGTGCGTCTGTTAGTTTTCCTGCCCGCAATCTTTTGAGTTCCCCAATTAGACTAGAAGAAGCACCATTCGAAATGCCGTATGGTATCAGTTATGATCCTGTTACCTTGACTTTCTACTTGGACGAAAAGAACTTGGTTCGTGACTACTTTACAAAGTGGTGGAAAGCAATTTACTCAACTGAGGGTCATGGAATTAGCTTCTTTGATGATTATGTAGCACCAAAAATAACTATTTACGCACTGAACAAAATGGATCAGCGTAAATATGATGTAACCATAGTAAATGCATGGCCGAAAATGATTGGTGATGTTTCATTTGGTGCATCATCAGGTGGAAATGTTTCGACCATACCAATTACATTTGCATACGAAAAAATGACTGAAGAACTCGTTACTTCTTAATGGAGATAATATGCCTTTACCAGCACCAACCCTACCTACTTACAATTTGACACTTCCAGTTTCAGGACAGAAGATCAAATACCGTCCTTTCGTTATGCGGGAAGAAAAGATCATGCTTCTTGCAAGGGAAGGTAACAACATTGAGGAAATCTCAACGGCTATTGCACAAGTGCTAGAACTATGCACATTTGGCAAAGTGAATATAGCCAAGCTTCCAATTGCGGATACTGAATTTTTGTTCATTAAGGTAAGAGAACAATCGATTGGATCACAGATTGAAGCTACGATTAATTGTTCATCATGCAATCATGAACAACCATACATTATCGACTTGAGTAAAACGAAGATCACTTCTGAACCGAAGTCTGAACATATCAAGGTCGATACAACTACTATTGTGACTATGAGACATCCAACGATTAATACCGTGCGGTATCTAAAGGATGCAACTGAACAGAATGCTGCACTAGCCGTAACTGCTGGTATGATTGAGTCGATTACAATGAAGGATAAGGTATTTGCCGCAGAGGATTTGACTCATGCAGAATTAATGGATTGGCTCGATAACCTAACCGAAGGCCAAGTTGCTATGATTGGTGAATGGATCGATTCATTGCCAAAGATCATATATGAGGATGTAGCGAAATGTAAATCATGTGGGAGTGACATTAACATCAGAACAGAGGGCATCGACAATTTTTTCGATTGATGGTATCATCCCATGATACATTAGAGGATTATGTAAGAACCAACTTCAATTTGATGTACTTTCACAATATGAGACTTGAAGAACTTGAGGGAATGATGCCGTGGGAGCGTGATGTTTATGTTACCTTGTTGATTCAACGGTTGAAAGAAGAAGAGCAAGAACACAGGAATGACCAATACAAAGAAATCGCCTAAGAAAGTGAAGGAAACCTATACCAGCAAGGAATTTACTGATTTCTTTGATTGGTTAGATGGTGAATTCATGAAACCAAACCGTAAACTACAAATCGGTTTGGCTAAGACTATGCTTGAAAAAGCATATGAAGCGTACTTCAGAAAGAATGTGAAGAAGTACTTAACACTTCATATGATGGATTCTGCTGTCTTTAAGAAGTTCAAGATGGGCAGTAAGCGAAACATGATGGAACAACTTATTGTTAACATGATGAGTATTTGGGAAGATAAGTTGTATAAAGGACCGAATGGTATTCTTCGTCACTTCCAAAATTTTGCTTCATTGAAGGAAGAACAATATGATAATTTGAAAAATTACTTCATGTCACCTAATGGTGATCCTGAATATGTCATGGTAGATATTCTTGGATTACTGGATGATAAAGTCAGTAGTAATGCTCCATTACCTGAATCATCTTCACCTGAAACCCCAGAAGTCTTTAATCCAAATGAAGGGCCATCTGGAATTAGGAAACAGAATAAGAAACCTACAACTGAAAGACCGCCTGAAAAGAAGGGATCGATTGCAAGGCAAATAGGCAAGAATGCAGCAATAGCCGCAGGTGGTGCCTTTTTGATGGGAGCGCATCAACACAAGAGTTTGTTTGGTCTTGCTGCTGGAGCAGCTTTGTTTACTAAGGGTGTTATTCAGTATAGCAAAGAACAACGGGCAGCAAAGGAAAAAGAAGAGGATAAGGATCAAAACAAAAGATCAGAACAATCTTCTCCTGAAGGTGCTGAAGAAGGACAACAAGAAGGTCAGGAATCAGTTCTTCAAGATATTAAAAGAGACCAAGAGACTACTAAAACTTCACCAAAGAAACCTTCATTATGGGCCAGATTTAAGGAATCTGTAGCAAATAGGCTTAAGCGTAGTAGCGAATCTCCAGTAGCAAAAACGTCTCAAACTGAAACTATCTTGAAGAAGAATCGTGAGAATGAAAAGATGCTTGATCTTCTCAAGAAAATTGAGAAGAATACTCGTAAGGAAGTTACTAAAAAGGAAGATGGATTCCTATCAAAAATTCTAGCTGCTATTATGATGATTGTACCAGCTATCTTAACGATGGGTGGTAAACTTTTGATGATGCTTGGAAAGTTATTTGGTATCAAAGCATTAACTAACTTTGGTGGTAGAATGATTGATCGGGCTACTAGAATACGTGAAACTAGGAATGCTGGAAGAACACCGTCTGGTGATGCACCGGGAGTTCGTAGGACTCCAAGAGGTCCAACTGTAGAACCATCGATTCCGGGCGGTGATGCACCGGGAGTTCGTAGGACTCCAAGAGGTCCAACTGTAGAACCATCGATTCCGGGCGGTGATGCACCGGGAGTTCGTAGGACTCCAAGAGGTCCAACTGTAGAACCATCGATTCCGGGCGGTGCTGGTGAAGTACCAACAAAAGTTGATCCTAAGACTGGTCAACCAGTTGAACCAAAACCAACTGGTAAGGGTAGTTGGCTCAAAAAAATTGGTAGAGTTGGTGGTGGTTTATTTGGTGCAGCATTAGGTATAGCTGGTGGATGGGCATTAGATAAAGCTACTGAGCATTATGAAGAAGAAGCTAATAAATCAGGTGCCACAGAAGAAGAAAAACGTGTAGCTAACAATAAAGCGGCTACTACTGATATTGCAAGTTCTGCACTTTCTGGAGCAGGATTAGGTGCATCTGTTGGCATGTTCCTTGGTCCAGTTGGTGCAGCGGTTGGCGGTGCTGTTGGCGGCGCTATTGGTGCTGGTATAGGAGTAGTTTCTAACTACAATCGAATTAATTTATCATCAAAAACTGCTTCTGATCTGAAGAAACCGGCGGCGACAAGTGGTAGTAGTATTGCTAGTGCAATCATTCCAAAAGAAAACGAAACTGGTGATGATTTGAACACTATTGAGTCAGTCGTTGAATCTGGTAAAGGTTACATTGTTGTTAAAACATGGGGTGGAAAGACCATTCGTAAAACTGGTACAGTTGCGTGGCGTAACAACAATCCGGGTAACATTCGTTATAATGGTGCTAATAGCTGGGCTGCAAAACATGGTGCTGTTGGTGGTGATAAGGGCGGTTTTGCCGTATTTCCATCTCTTGCAATTGGTAAGAAGGCTCAAGAAGATTTGTTCTTTGGTCCAACCTATCAAAAGTTGACTTTGAGTGAAGCTGTTCATAAATGGGCACCGCCGAATGAGAATAACACCAAAGTATATCAAAAGGTGATGATCAATGCCGTTGGTGCTGATAAGAAAATGTCTGAATATTCATCAGAAGAACGTGAAGCATTGATGGCAACAATGAGAAATCATGAAGGATTCAATGTTAGCCTAAGAAATGGTAGAATTCAAGACCTTGGAGGAGATGATAAGAAATCAATGTCAACTCCAACACCTATTGGCGGAAATCAAGAATCTGTAAGTCCATCAGCATCTAAAAATTCTGGTGGTAGTCAAGGCGAGCCTGAAAAGAATGTTTCGCCATTAGGTGAGTTTGATACAGGAAGATCAGATGCAGTTGCTCCAACACCTGTTGCTGCATCTAGTTCATCATTGACAACTCCAAGTGTAAGTGGTACTCCAACTGTTGCTCCTTCACCAATGAAGAATCCACAAGCGATTGTTCCTACAGTATCGTCAAAAACTGCCCCTACTCAGAACAATACGATTGTTAATGCACCAACTACAAACGTTAATCAATCAAATGACAAGTATGTTGGTGCTGGTGATCCAAGATCAGGTGATTCAACCCTTCAAAGAATGTTTGATCGTAAGCTATCGGTCGCATAAGGATAAATAGAACGTATGGCAAAGACATTCATTTACTCAGACTTAAATGAGCAATTTTTGAAGCATCCAAACTCATTGGACGTTGTAAGACGATTTGATGAGGATGCAATCAAAGGAGCAATAAGAAACATCCTTAGAACAAGGAAGGGTGAGAAGCTTTTCAACCCGTTATTTGGATCAGATGTTGAAAACATCCTATTTGAGTTGATAACGCCATTTACGAGAATAATGGCATCAAAATTATTGAAACAAGAACTTGAGCGTTGGGAACCACGAATTACAGTTACGAATGTAGTGGTAGACGATCAACCGGATTTCATGGGTGGTGTTAACATAACAATTGCATTTGTAATCAATGAAAAACCAAACCAAATCATACAAGTAACTGTTAAACTGGAACGAATTAGATGACAACCCTAAACGTAGCCCCATTAAACTTTGAGGACATCAAGGCCAATTTGAAGGAGTGGATGCGAAGTCATTCTGACTTCACGGACTATGATTTTGAAGCATCAGGATTAAGTTATCTGCTCGATGTTCTTGCATATAACACACACTACAATTCAGTGTATGCTAACATGGTCGCCAATGAAATGTTCCTTGATACTGCTATCAAGAGAGCAAGTGTATTGAGTCACGCTAAAGGACTTGGCTATCGCCCACAAGGATGGTTTGGTGCAAGAGCATATGTAGATGTTGAGGTCAATGATATTATAGGAGATAATATTGGCACTTCATTAAGAATGAGGCGTGGAACTAAATTTAACACAAGCATCAACAATAAGCAGATGACTTTTGTTACTGCTAATGACTATTATGCAACTATCTCTAACGACGAATGTACGTTTTCAAATGTTGAGTTGATCGAAGGTGAGTTCTTCACCTTCTCATGGAATATGATCCCATCAGAAGATGATCCGGGTGTTATTGATCATACTTTGAAGTATCTCATTCCAAATGCAAAAGTTGATGTATCATCAATTGTTATGCGGGTTTATGATACTGGTAATTCATTCAATTCTAACATTTACCACCACTCATCAACCCTGATGAATATCCAAGAAGATAATCAAGTTTTCTTCACTCAAGAAGCTGAGAATGACAAGACTGAAATTTTCTTTGGAAATGGAACTACAACTGGTGCTATTCCAACTCCGGGACAGGTGGTTACAGTTGAATATATGACTACTAATGGAAAGATTGGCAATGGAGCAAGAGTTTTTGTTTTAGCCGAGCAAATAATCGATAATGGAATGCAGGTAGTTCCCAATGGAACATCAACAACACTGGTTATAGATGATAGCAATCCAACTGGTCGTGCATCTTCTGGTGGTAAAGACCCTGAAGATATTGAAACTATTCGCTATAATGCTTCTATGAACTATCCAGTTCAAAACCGGGCGGTGACGGCATTCGACTACAAACGTTTGATTATGGACAACTTCTACAATATCAAATCTATTCGGGTTTGGGGTGGAGAAGAAAATGTTCCTATCCAATATAACTCAGTTTTCATTTGTATTGAGCCAACTACCCAAAACTTCCTAACTGAGATTGAAAAGCAACAAATTAGAACATTGTTGAAAGAGAAGTCAGTCATGAATATGAGGGTGATCTTTGTTGAACCAGAATACTTAAACGTTAAGGTAACATCTAATGTCTATTTCACTCCATCTTCTATTGCTAAGAACATTAATCTTGAAGAATTGATTCGAACTGCCATTTCCAATTATAGTGACAATACTCTATCGGAATTTGGCAACCCATTAATGATTTCCAAGTTTGAGGCAATGATTGATAGCGTACATAATTCGATTATCGGAAATGATACCAATTTGGTTGTGTATAAGGATATGAAGGTAGAAGTGAATAAGAGTAGACTTTATACCATCGTTTTCAACAATCAAATTCAACAGAAAGATGGATCGATTTTCAGTGATAAATTCGATATGGGTTATGGTGTAGACATCATTTTGAAGAACGTTGGTAATAACATGATAATTGGTCATACTCTAACTGATGGAACATTTGCTGAATTGAAGAACGTTGGAACAGTGGATTACGTCAATGGTATTGTATCTATTCAATCATTGAACGTTACAGCTTTTTCTGGTGATCAAGTTAACCTTTACATGATTCCTCTCGGCAAGAATTTATTCAGCGCACAGAGCAACATTTTGAAAATCAATGATGAAGATACCAAAATCAATCTAATTCAATCTACTATCGCACAATGACATTATCAGTCAAACCTAAAGTATCCTCAGTTGTAATCAGGCAGATACCTGATGCTATCAATTATGAGGCTCCCAACTTTGCCAAATTCCTAAAGGCATACTATCAATTCTTGGAACAAGAAGGGTATCCTTTGGATGTTCTTCGCAAATTAGATGATAGATTTGATGTTGATAGAACTGATGAAGAATCAATTGAGCAGATTGAAAAACGTATTCTACCAACTGGTATGGAGAATACGTTAGTTCCGTTTGATGAGCGGCTATTTTTGAAATTCATGAGAGAGTTGTATTTGGCAAAGGGTACAGAAAACTCATTCAAATATATCTTCGACAAGTTCTACAATATTGATGCATCATTAGATTATGGTAAGAATCATATCATCCGTGGTTCTGATAATGACTTCTTTTCATCAATTCAGATGATTGTATCTACGACAGAATTGGATTTTGATGCAACAATTCTTGAAGGTGATGTAATCTCGCAACCGGAAACTAAGTCTCAGGCATTTGTAGATAATGTAGTGTTCATCGATCTAATTGATAGTTCAAACTATTGGAAACTTACCATTCGTAACAATGGTAATCATACCTTTAACAAGGCATATCCAATAACAATTCATCTCAATGATGGAGATATTGATTTAACGTTGATCAAGGTTATTGCTTATGTTGAAGTTCTCGATGGTGGTAGTCTATATAGTTCTGGTGATACGGTATATACTGTTGATGGTTCTGGTACAAGGTTTACATGTGTGGTTGGAGAAACTTCTACTGGTGGAATTGAAGAAACCATAGTTGAACTTCCCGGAGCAAATTACAACAACGGAGACCTTGTTGAATACGTAGATATTGATGGTGTTGGTTCTGGTGCAGAGGGTGTTATTGTAGTAGATGGAGATGGTGCAACTGGACAAGTTGTTTTGGAAATTGATACCATTGAAGTAATTGATGGTGGTTATGGTTGGACAACAGATGATGTCTTAAAACTGTTTGGTATAACAGATAGGTATGGCAATGAAATCTATTTCGTTGTAACTGATGCTTCAACTAAATTGGTTAAGGTTCTTGTTAGTGGTACAAGTGAACTTGGTTACGCAAGCATTATGTTCACTAAGTCTGGAATCTACTATTTTACGAAGGGTGAAGTTCGGGCTAGACACTTAGTTAATGTGCCAGTACCAGTTCCACTTCTAACTGCCGCTGATATGGAGTGTTCTGATATTGATGTTCAAGTCAATGGAGTTGGTGCTTCTGGAACTCTTGGTAAGTTAGGTACAGCATTGACAATGACTATCCTTGATGGTGGATCAAATTATGTTGATCCAGTAATTAGGACAGTTTTCAATTCATCTGGATTCAGTGGTTACTCTGGATTCAGTGGTTACTCTGGAATTACGTCAGGATTACCATACTTTACATTTGATGTTGATTCTGCCAATGAACATGGAATTCTTGATGCTGGAGCAACAGGATATAATACCCTATCAGACGGAACATATAGGTTCTTGATTGAAGAAAAGGACTCAGATACTTCTGGATTGGTGTTAACAAAGGTTAGAGGAACGATTGCTTCTGGATATTCTGGTGTAGATATTTCCAATCATAGTGGTTATTCTGGATTTAGTGGCCGAGGAGAATTTGTAACTTCAACTCCGTATTTCCATCTTCCAACTCAATTTGTATCTGGTTATAGTGGCTATTCTGGTGGTGCCCCTACTGTCAATTTAACATATAGGATCAAGAAGGTTGAGGTTCTTGATGGTGGATCAAATTACATCAATCCTTATGTTGAACTAGAAGGATATTCAGGTATTGGATTTGATGTATTTGGTGTTAGTGGAGTTATCACTGCTGTAAGTGGATATTCGGGGGTTCCTTTTGTACTAGATTCTGATGATTTAGATCGTACAACTTGGTATACACCATCAGCCGATCCAACTATGAATGGTAATAATGGGTATTGGAAGGGTTCTGGTGGAGGCGGGGATCAAGAGTTATTCACTCATATAATTACGAATATATACGCATTTTATTCGGAAGCATTTGAACCTTATTTCATATTAGTTAACAACAACATTGAATGTGACTATAAGTTGAGGATAGAGAAACTAAATGATCCATCTATATACATTGAATGGCCTATAGTTTCAATTGGAAACGATGGTCCATATGCATACGATATTACAGTAGGACCAAAATTATCATCATCATCTGCTAATCCATTTAGCAATGAAGATTATACTACATTCAAATTAGTTATCCTATTAGATGTAGGATATTCTGGAACTGGTCATTTATCACCAGTAAATATGAAGTTTGGTGAAAGTGGATATTCTGGTATCATTACAAGAGTTATTCAATCGAAAAAAGGAACTGGATACGATAAGATTCCACTAACGCAAATCACAAGTTCAAGTGGATATTCTGGTAGAGTCCTAGCTTACTCTAATAGTATAGGTAAGATCAAATCTATTGAGATTGTTAACAATGGCATTAACTACGATATTACACCAATGGTATTACCATGTATCACAGGTATTGCTGAATTTGGAAATGGAGATTTGAAGCGTGGTGAATTGGTATATGACGCAAACTATAATTATGATGTATGGTATTCTGGATACAGTGGTGTTTCTGGATACAGTGGTGGTTCTGCTTACAGCGGTTATAGTGGATATTCTGGAGTGGCTTATACTGCCGGTCCTCATGGATATGTTGAGGATTTTAATCTAGCAACTAATACGCTTGAAATTGAAAATGCTACTGATAGTTATACCTTCATAACGGAAGATGGATTCCTTATTGTTGATGAATCATCAGTTAAACCATCATTTGTATACTTTCTTCACGAGTTTAGCTTTGCAATCAATGATGCAGATTTAGTAGGCTTAACAAGTGGTGCTACTGCTAAATACCTTAGATATTCACGGGCAAATTTGTTGGCTCATAACAACAATTTGTTCAATGAATCTTCAGTATTTAACACCAATTTTGGTATGTTGAGCAATCCAACTATTAGATTACAAGATGGTCATGAATATCAGGATTTCTCATATTCTATCAAGACTGTATCGGTACTATCGGATGATCCTAATAAATGGGATGCGATGTCCTTATTGGATTATAAGGATGTTATCAAGCTTATGCTTCATCCAGCAGGTTACAAATTACTTGGAAAACAAGACCTACAAAGCTTGATGTTGGATCAACTTATGGTTGACTTGTTTACGAGAAAAGACCCTTATGGTAATCCAATTAATGATGTTTTTAAGCTTTATCTTGGTTATCAGCATGGAAGTCTTGAAGTGCAGGACATGCAACGATTTTCACCGCAACGCTTCCAATTATATCAACAATATTATGGTTATCAATATAGGTCAGATGATCCATTAAGCAATTTATATTGGGTCAATTATGAACCAGTAGCAACTATTGATCAATTTGCAGATGTTACAGTAGAACAAATTGACAATGATGTTTGGGATAATAGTCAACATAAACAAAAAGTAGTAAGCACTTATCTTACTTGGTCAAATTCAAGTGGTTATAGTGGTTATTCAGGAGTAACAGATTATCAACTAACAAACGAATGGGTTTGGGGTTTTAGTAGCGGCTATAGTGGATATAGCGGCTATAGTAGTTTTTTTGGTAGTGGCTATAGTGGATATAGCGGCTATAGTGGATATAGCGGTATCATTCGTTTGTAATAAATACACAAAACTTAGGAGTATATTGTGGCCGGAATTGTAACTAACAACTTTCGTTTGCATAATGCAAATTCATTCATTTCCCAAAATAATGGAAATGATTATTACTATGCTTTTATTGGTCATCCGATAGAATGGGAACCAGTTCCTTCTCCAACTGAAAACCTTCAATCTACATCTGACATTTGGCAGAATATGATTGCCATGAAAAAGATCGCATCAAGTGATATGGTAAATGGTATCAAGAATCGGATATGGGTTGATGGTAGTTACTACAATACATATCGTCATGATTATGGTGATGGTGTAGTTGGAAAAAATATAGGTGGAGATGACATCACTATTAACTCTTTGATTGATGCTAATTTCTATGTAGTTGATGAGGACAGTTGGGTATATGTTTGTCTAATCAATAATAATGATGGTCCATCGACTGTTAATCCTAACTCACCAAGCTTGGATTACGATTCATATAATGTAGCGTGGGCAAATGATGGTTATGCATGGAAGAGAATTGCTACGTTTACTGCTAGTGATTTATCTAGTTTTTCTACTCTTGACTACGTACCTATTAGAACTTATCAAAACGATGTTGGGGGACAGGCTGTTGTTGATCAATATAGTGCCCAAAATGCATGTGATGATGGTGCGATTAATTCAATTATCATTGATAGTGGGGGAAGCGGGTATTTGCAAAATAAAAATCCAGATAGAACCCAACCACCTGACCAAGCTGGAAATGAGATACACGTTACTTTAAATGGTGATGGTGTTGGTTTCATTGGTTATGCTAAAACAGATGGTAGTGGTAAGATTCTCCAAATTCATGTGGCTGATCCCGGTCAAGGATATACATATGTTTCGGCTGTAAACTTCAGTGGGGGTGGTTCTGGTGCAATCTGTAAACCAATCATCCAACCAAAGGGTGGTTTAGGTAGTGATCCTATTCGTGATTTGTGTGGTCATAATGTAATTGTTCATTTGGTATTTTCAGAGGATGAAAATGGTAATTTCCCAATCATGAATCAGTATTGCCAGATTGGTATTGTTGTAAATCCACTACAACGTAATACAGCTTTACCACTTACAACAACATATGGGCGACCAACACTAAAATTGGAAGTAAGTACAATTTCATCATTTGTTGTTGATGCTGTTTTGCATGATACTACACCCACAGTGATTTCAACTGTTGATGGCGATATAAACGTCTATGCTGCTGGTATAATGGTTGATAAATTCGTTAGCGGTGGTAATTTTGTTCGTTTGATTAGAACTGCTACAGAAAATAGTGATAGTTATCATGGTGCTGGAGTTTTCCATACAGGTACAGGTAATTTGAGTGATGAGACGAATAATACTGCTAATATTATCGCAATTACACTACCTGATGTAGAACATAATTCCGGTGAAATCATCTATTTCGAGAATCGTCATGCCATTGGTAGAAATGAATCGCAAATTGAGGAACTTAAGATCGTATTTGAGTTTTGATCATAAATAATACGATGTAATCTAGGAAAGTATATGACAACAAACAATTTCAATGTAGCGCCTTATTTCGATGATTATGATTCATCTAAGGACTTCTACAAGGTACTCTTTACACCCGGCAGACCAGTTCAAGTAAGAGAACTTAACCAACTTCAAACTATCCTTCAGGAACAAGTTTCAAGAGTAGGTCGTCATCTTTTCAAAGATGGTTCAATGGTCATTCCGGGTAATGTCTACTTTGACAATACCCTTCGATACGTTAAACTTACCGATGTTAATCAGAACAATACATTGACAGATAGTTTGTTGACTGATTCTATCATTGGTCAAGAAATTGTTGATGAAGATAATTGTAAGGCTATCATTGTATCATATGCAGCAAGTACAGAAGCTGATCCTCCAACCATTTTCATTAAGTATACTTCTGCCAATGATGATGGTGATATGGTTATTGCAGCAAATTCGCTCCTTGAAATTAATAACGTATCAACATTCAAAACTATCAGTTCTGATAATGTAGTGATACATGAAGGTCCGGCTGCTTCTGTGTATATTGGTAATGGATTATTCTTCACCGATGGAATTTTTGCGACCGTCAATACACAATCATTGATTGTTAGTAAGTACAGCAATACTCCAACAACAAGAGTTGGTTTGAATATTGTCAAGAGTATTATTACCGAAAATGATGATGATACCTTATATGATAATGCTCTTGGCAGTCCAAATTATGGTGCGCCCGGCGCACATCGTTTCAAGATTGAACTTCTCTTAGAACAACGTGTTCTTGGAACTAGCGATTACAATACTGCAAACCTAGAGTCATTTATCGACTTGATGCAAATCAAGGACGGTAATATCATCTATCAAAACAACAAGACTCAGTACGCTGAAATCATGAAAATGATTGCTCAACGTACATATGATGAATCTGGTGACTATGAAATCACACCATTTAATGTAACAGCCAAAGAATATCGTTCTAATAATAGAACATGGGTCGCAAACAAATCATTCTTAGTCGGTGACTATGTTACATTACAAGATGCAGATGATGTCGAACATCTATTTGTTTGTACCAAGGATGGTATTTCCGGTGGAACTGCTCCTGTTATAACACCATTGGTTGTCTTTGAATATAATGATGGATCAACGAAATGGATATTGGCAGGTAAGTCTCACTTTAACACTGGTACTAATGTTGATGAACAAACCTTGATTGAAGATGATCGCAATAATGCCAAAAAGATGGTCTACAATGTGTCTAAAGGTAAGGCATATGTTAAGGGATATGAAGTTGAAAGACTATCATCTACCGATGTTGTTACTGACAAAGCATTAACATTCGATCATAAGAATGAAGCTATGTATTATGAAGCCGGTTCATATGTTGAACTGGATAATGTTCGTGGTATTCCAAACGTTTCAGAAAACCTAGTCATTGATGTTATGTTATGGGATTCTTTTGATAATTCAACTTGGGACCCATCGGGTAATACTGCAACTGCTACATATACCGTTAATACTGGTGTAATTACATCAATTACCATTACTGCTTTTGGTAAAGGGTATGATCCAAATAATCCGCCTACTATTACTGCCTCTGGTGGTACTGGCGCACAATTTGTTGCTGTTGTTAATCAATCTACTCAAATTCAAGAAATCAAAATAATTTCTGGTGGTACTGGATATTCTAATGGATCATTAACGATTGCTGCTCCTTCTGCCGATCCTGTTGTGATTGGTACTTGCAGAATCCGAAACATTGCGTATAAATTTGATGATCCTCGTGGTGCTTTTGGTACACCAGAAGCTTCTTACCGTACAGAAGTATTCGATGTCAACCTATATAGAGGTTGGACATGGGAAGCCCATGCTCGCTCATTGAGATATGCCCCATCTGGTAATCATATGTTTAGTGGTGATGTTACAACTACTGTAGTTGAATTACCCGGTCTTGTTAATGTTGATTTCTCTGAAGCACCTAATACCATTGCTGGTATTGGAACAAACTTCCTAGAAGCACTCCAGCATGGTCAAACTATTATTGTTGGTCAAGATACTCAATTCAAAAAGACAGTAGCGTATAATACGTACAGCAATGTATCAATGGAAGTTGTAGAGGCATTTGGTGCTGATGTAACAGGTAAAAAGGTATATGCTGTATACAACAATTTTGTAGCATCAGACGCATTGCTGCAAAGATTGCCACGTTCATTTGTCAGAAACATTCGTGATGAAGGTGATGTTTCTCAAACAATGTCTTATGCAGTACAACGCAAACTTCTTTTCACTCCAACTGGTGTTGATACTAACCAATTGACATTAACTGCAATTGGTGAAGTATTTGACAATCCATCTAATCAATCAAGCTTTTTGGTTGCTGTAAGATATGACAACCTTGATCCTTGGTGGATTTTGAAGCCAACCGAATATACGTTAACCATTACTAATGGTGGTAAAACTATTCAACTTGAGGACATTACTAAAAATCCTGCATCTGCTGCCGCAGCAGATGCTGCTGGTGAATTTGTTTTGACTCTACCATTTACAGACATTACAGATGTATCAATGAATGCTGTGGTTATAAAAACAGATTCGGCGGCTCGTGAGAAAACAAAGACCTTAACTGCTACCTATGTCGATATTCGTAATATTGATACTTTGTTAAGACAAGAATATTCATTGGGTTATCCAGACGTTTTCGAATTGATTCGTGTCTATAAACAAGATGGTCCGGGAACTCTGACTGGTCAAAATTATGATGTTTTTGATGAAAATGGAACATGGATCGACATCACCAATGACTTCATCTTGAACAACGGTCAAGGTGCTACGAAGTATGATTTGGCCTTTATCAAGAGACTAAAAACAGTACCTAACAACACCATTCGTATTGTCTTTTCATATTTCAAACATAGTCCGGGTGACTACTTTAGCGTAGATTCATATATTGGGGTTGATCCTACAAGAATATCTCCACTATTAAGGGATAGCTTTGACTTCAGACCTAGTGTTGATACCAATGGTGGATTTGATCCAGCATACGGTGCAGACTTGACTGAACCAATGTTGTTCAACAACTCAGTTCAATTCAACTATTCTTACTTTGAACCTCGCCGGGATATTGTTCATTTGACCCATAACAACAACAATTTTGATGTTGTTCAAGGTACACCAAGCTTTAATCTTCCATTCCCAGTTGTTCCGAATGATAGTATGGCATTGGCTGATGTTGCAGTTATGCCGGGATATGTTGATCCTCAAAGTCATGCTATTACTAAGATTCCTCATCAACGCTATACAATGGAGGATATTAGCAAGCTTGATCGTCGTTTGAAGAGTGTAGAATATTACATCCAACTTTCATTGCTTGAAAAGAAAGCAATTGATGAACGTGTCATTGACGAAAATGGTCTTGATCGTTTCAAATTGGGTATTATGGTTGATTCATTCAAAGACTATTCTGTATCATCTACAAGTCATCCAGACTTCTCATCAACTATTGATCCGGTTGCCGGTGAACTTCGTCCATTATTCGTTCAAGATCATTTGAACTTGAAAGAATTCTTGCAGACTGATATTCAACGTCTGAACAACAACTACAAGATTGATAAGAATGGAAGGGTCACTCTTAATTATACCACAACCCCATTTATTTCGCAAATTGTAGCTACACACGATGAACCAGTAAACCCATATTCTGTCATCACTTTTGAAGGCAAATTGAAACTTTTCCCAAACAGTGATACATGGATTGAAACTGGCACCAACTCAACCAAGAGTATTGTCGATTATTCTGCATACATTGGTGAAGTTGGAACTATTGTTTCAACTACATGGAATCAATGGAAATGGTCGTGGACTGCTACTGGATTGGGTCAATGGGGATCACAACTAGGAAGTGTTTCTAGTGGTGTTCTCGGTGGTGGAATGGCTCAAAATCTAACAGAAGTATGGAAACAACATCCAGAGGTATTTACTGGAGGAATTAATCCTGTTGGATTAAGATGGACTGCCGGTACTGCATGGGACTTCATTTACAACAACTTTGCTACCTATCAATTCTGGAACCAAACTCTTGGTGAGTCTGGTTTACGTGGTTCTTACAATATTGTTCTAACTGGACAAGCAAATGGTACTCAAAAGTATGTATCAAAAAACGATACTATTACATCTACAGTAACAGAGAGTGTTTCATCCCTAAAGGTTGCTCAGTATATTCGTACACGCCCAATCTTGTTCTTTGCAAATGGTCTTGCTCCAAGAACAAGATATGATATGTATGTTGATAACAAGCTATTTTTTGATGCACATAATAAAATGATGTATGTTGATGTTCTCGATGATGGTGGTACTATTCCTATTCACACAATAGATGATCCTTGGGAATATTCTGGAACTCATACTGCAACAGGTGATGTCCGTTGTTTTGAAAACTTTGCGAAAACTAAGAGGTTCTTTATTGATCGTTGTAGTGTTGCAAGAAATTCAACCACACTCGCAATTCTAGGATTGGTTGTGAAGAAGGTAAGTATTGGTAATGGTAAAGTACGTCTTTACATTGTTCACCCTTCAAATTCAGCCGTTCAAACAATTAGTCTTGGTGTTCATGGTATTGATATTATCAATGATTCTCTTGCTGGAACTTTTATCGCTACATTTGCAACAGGTAGTGTTTATTCTGCCGGTCCTATGACTGATACTCTTGGAAATACTGCCGGACTATTTTGGTTCCCATATAGTGATGACTTGAAATTCCCTACTGGATTTGTCGATATTCGATTCTGTAAGTCTGGTGAAAAATACGATACTGCAACTTCTAAAGCTAATGCAAACTATTATGCTGCTGGTACAGTTCAAGCTATCAATACTACTACTGTAGAGAAGAAAATTTCAGTTATTAGTACAAGAGAAGTTACAGATCAAGTCCAAGTTTCAGGACGGCATGATCCATTGGCTCAAACATTCACTGTATCAAAATCTGCATATCCTCAAGGAGTATTTGTATCTGCCGCTAAAATTTGGGTATCAGCAGTTGAAGCAGGCAAGAATCTAACAGTTGAATTGCGTCCAACAGTTAATGGTTATCCAGATGCAACAAAAGTATTGGCAACGAAGACATTATTCTCAGATGATGTCACACAACGTTCTACTTTCAATATTGGATTCTATACTAGGTTTACATTTGATTCATTGGTATACCTAGAACCGGGTAAGGATTATGCTCTTGTAGTTATGGCACCAGATTCAGTTGTATACAAGGTATTCGTAGCCAGAATGGGTGAACAAAAACAAGGCACAACCGAATTGCTGACTGTTCAACCAGATATTACTACGATTGGATCATTGTTCAAATCTCAAAATGGAAGTGTTTGGGAACCATCTCAATATGAAGATTTGACCTTTGAACTTGAAAGAGCCGATTTCGTTGTAAATACGGCTGGTAAGGTATCATTCGTAAATCCAGACCTACCTGATGATGGTCTTGTTGAAAATCCAATGATTGCAGTAAATGGATCAAGTACGATTAGAGTATTGTATCCTAACAATGGATATGTTGTTGGTGATAAAGCACGTATTCTTTTTGATGATCCGGGATTCTTTGTTGGTGGAGCATTGGGTACATATTTGAGCGGTACATATTTGAGTGGCACATACGATGTTACAAAAGCAACGCCTTCTTATTTTGAGTTTGTAATGAAAGATGATAATGGTGAAGGTGTTGAAGTCGCAACAACTGGTTTAACTGATGTTCAACATAGATTTGGTGGTTCTTCTGTTCAAGCAAGTAACCAAATGTTGTTCTCAACTATTGTTCCTAACTTTGATATTGCATTGTTTGAGAATACTGACTATACCTTGTCAATGAAAACATTTGATCCAGATACTCAACTATTGAGTGATGAATTTGTTGTAGTTAACAAGGAAAATGTAGACTTCACGAAGCCTCAACAAATCACATCAGATTTCCAAAACAATGGAAAGACGATGATTGTTGAATTGACTATGACTTCTACAAACAGTCATATTTCTCCAGTGTTTGATAAGGATCGTGCATCATTGATCGCAGTTCGTAATATCATTAATGATCCAGTTCTTAATGTGGCAGAAGAATCAGTATTTGACTATTCTAACACTGCGGCGGTTACTCTCAATTTTGTACCATCAACAACCGATCCAACGGTTGGATATATTGAAGGTGATACTTCATGGGGAACCAATACAACAAATGACAAGTTAAGCGAACTTTGGGCAAAACTCAAGGTCGGTATGTCATTTAGAGTTGATGATGTTGGTGGTGATAATGATACTTTGGTATGTGAAGTGACTGAAATGGAATTCATTGGTACTACATTGTATCGCTTCCATGTAAGTGCAAGTGGAGCAATTATTTCTTCCTATCAAGATGAAGTTGATATTCTCGTACTTACAAATCATAAGAGTGATAATGCACCGTTTGGAAGTTCTTCATTAGCTGAATATATTACAACTCCAATGACCCTTGAAGAAGCAGCATCATCGCTTCATATTTTGGCTGATGTTAACATCTTTGATGTTGCAACAATGACTGTATTCTATAGAACACTATCAACTAATGACTTCCGTTCATTGAATGATGTTCCTTGGACTGCAATGACAGCATCACCAACAATGACGGCAAGCCAAAACAATGTAACATTTGTTGAAGAACGTTTTGTTGCTGATAATATCACATCATTCAATCAAGTACAAATCAAGATTGTAATGAGATCAAGTAATGAAGCAGCAGTTCCTCGTATCAAGAATCTCAGAATTATGGCTCTAGCGTAATGCAACCTGTAAAAGATTATCCTACTTGGAAGAAGAATGGTAATGTAGTCCATCATGTTGATCCTGATGGACTACGTGCGTATAGAAAACATAAACGGTCTATTGAAACTAAGGATCAACGAATTCAACAACTTGAAACTCAAGTTAAAGAGTTGCAAGTGTGGATGGACCGCATAAATAATCTATTGGTAACTAACCAAAAGCTAAAGGTTTAACATGACTCAACCAACAGTCGCTCGTAGCGATACCTTTGAGGTATGGCGCACTAAAACAAATGACATTTCTTCTAATGTGGGAGACCCTGCATCTCTTTCAGGAGCAGTTACATCTAGTTTAGTTGGCGCAGTTAATGAAGTAATTTCAAAAGTACCTTCTGGTGGTACATTTGATTTCAAGTATGAGTTTGATACAATACAGGGATATAATGTAACAGGAGTTTTTGTTGGTGTTGGTGGTGGAAATCAAAAAGATTGGACTGGTATTCAAGCCAATATTGATTCATTATATGGCGGAAGTCTCAATACAGCCTTTAAGAATTCATTAATAGCTAATGGTGGTCCTGTTTATGGTTGGATTAAGATTTACAAGATTTGGGACGTTGAATCTTTCCTATTATTTCCAATTACATCAATAACAGTTGTTGATTCGTTAACAACTATAGGGTTTGGAACAGTAATAGATTATTCTGGAAACAATCCATTTGCTGATCCAACTTATGTTTGGTTTTCAATCACTTTTGCTGGACAATCTGGATATTCTGGATTCAGTGGAATCTCTGGATTCAGTGGAATCTCTGGATTCTCTGGTATTTCTGGTTACTCTGGTATTTCTGGATTCTCTGGTTGGAGTGGTATTTCTGGTTACTCTGGTATTTCTGGATTCAGTGGTATCTCAGGATTCTCTGGTTCAGGTATCTCAGGATTCTCTGGTTCAGGTATCTCAGGATTCTCTGGTTTTAGTGGTCTACCCGGTGCCGCTGCCGCATCTGGTTATTCTGGTGTTAGTGGTTATTCGGGATTTAGCGGAATCTCTGGATGGAGTGGCATTTCTGGCTACAGTGGATTCAGTGGGTCAGGTATTTCTGGTTACTCTGGATTTTCTGGTGCAGGTGCTTCTGGTTACTCTGGATTCTCAGGCATTAGCGGTTGGAGTGGTGTGTCTGGTTATTCAGGCATCAGCGGATTCAGTAGTGTCTCTGGTTACTCTGGATTCTCTGGTATCAGTGGATATTCTGGATTCTCTGGTAAATCTGGTTACTCTGGATTCTCAGGCATTAGCGGTTGGAGTGGAATTTCTGGATATAGTGGATTCTCTGGATCATCTGGATCATCTGGATATAGTGGTGCAGCTTCTATGAGTTTGAACTCTCAATCAACTGCATATACTCTAGTTGCATCTGATGCTGGTAAGATTATTCTTCATCCAACATCAGATACAACTGCTCGCACCTTTACAATTCCGGCTCATTCATCTGTTGCTTATGACCTTGGAACTGCGATAACTTTTATCAATCAACGTGGTGCAGGTATACTTACAATTGCATGTAATGATCCTATGTATCTAGCTGGTGTTCCTGCTACATCTGGATCAAGAACATTGACTGCATATGGTATTGCTACTGCCGTAAAAGTAGCCACCGGAGCAGGAACATCTGAATGGGTTATTTCTGGAACCAATTTAACCTAATGAACTGAAAACTAATTATGCCTTTTCCACAACATCAAATTCAAACAATTCACCATCCGGTGAGATATTTGAGTTTGTCAAATACAACATTAGATCAATATGATCTTTATTCTCAATGTGGATCACCGGCTTATCCAGTAGAGGTATTCTTAAGTATACTTAACACTGTGGTTCATTCTTCAAATGCAAATAATCCTGCATTGTTGATTGGTAGTTTTGTTGCTGGTAGTATTGTCCATGTTTACATTGATGGTACATCAGTGGTTGCTGGTGCTGGGGGCGTTGGCGGCGATGGTGCATGGGGAGTGCCCG